GATAGCGTAGAGCGCAGGAATCATGGTGACGAGGGAGCGACCCAGAGCGAAGACGTGCGAGGTCAGAGACAGCACGCCTGCCGTGAGCGTGGAGATAACCGAAGTCATCGTGACCAGCGCGCCCAGGTTCTTATCCATGTCCTTGATGAAGTCCGTAAACTTCTTGGTGAAGTCGAACGCAGCACGAGCACCGGACAGCGACGCAAGCGCCGTTGCCACCTTAACGAAGGCGGCCTTGTTCAACTTGGGCGAAATGAGCACGTGGCGGGGGCGGGTCAGAGATGCCATCTTCATACGGGCGCGGCCAGTGTCCGCGTCCGCATCGACCGTAACTTCCTTATCCTCCGTCAGGCGGCTCAGCTTCTCCTTAGCCACCGTGTCGTCAAGGTCTACCTCAGCCTCAATCTCGATAGGCTCACCCTTGTTGTCCCCGCGCAGTCGGTCGAGTAGATCCTTGCCGATGTTCACCGGCGAGTTCAAGACCTTCTGCGCGGAATTGAGCGAGTCCATCTGCTCGCGAGCGTCACGAAGACGGTCACGCAGGTTGGCGAAAGCCTTCTCCAGACGGTTCACGCCCTCGACGTCGCCAGACTGAACCGCGTTATGCAGGTCAGACGAGAGCTTAGCGCGCTCCTCCTTGAGTTCCTGGATGTGCGAAGTCAGCTTCGCCAAGGACTCAGAGAAGTCTCCAAAGTCTACCTGAGTCTGCGGGAACGCATCGAGAGGAGAGGACGGGCGCTCGCCAGGCTCCACCTTACGGTTGCGCACGCGGTCAGTCTCGGAGAGAGCCTGCCCGAAGAGCTTCTGATTCTTGAGGTTCTGCTCGATCTGACGACCCACAGCCTCCATCGACTCGCGCAGACCGCGCGCCATGTCGATGTTACCCAGTCGCTCCGCCTGGTCAGCCAGGTCTGCAAAGCGGCGGCGTGCCTCATCGAGCAGGGCGTTGTTCTGCTGCAGGGAGCGCACACCCATCAGCGGTGAGGAACCGTCCTCTACCGCCGAGTCCTTCTTGGAGATACCGTTACGACGAGCATCGCGCATCGCCTTGTCCATCGCCTGCAGATTCTTACGCGCCAGGTTAGCCTGTCGTGCGAGCTCCTGTAGGCGCGCGTTCATCTGGTCGAAGGACTCAGTACCGCGCGCCGCATCGAAGGATGCAGAGTTAGCAATCTTGCGAATCAGGGTGCGGTTCTGCTTCTCGAAGTCCTGCAGGCGCTTTCGGTAGTCGCTCATGCGCTCCTCGGCGCGGCGCAGCAGGTCGTCGTCGCTGAAATCCACGAGGTCGGACAGCTTGAAGTCCGGCTTATCGTGGTTGGAGATACCCTTCTCGAAGGCATCAAAGAAGCGGTTAGTGACGTCCTCCGCGTCATCATCCTCGAACTGGCCGGTCGTGATCCAGTGAATCTTATCTACCGTCGCCTCAGCAATGCGGCGCATACGCTGAGAGATGCGCTCGGATAGGGACAGTGACTTGTCCGCGCTGTCCTTTGCCTTCTTGTTGAAGTCATCTAGAACCTTGCCGGAGCGCTTGAAGGACTCGTCGTCCACGTTCGAGCGAGTAACCCAGTTCTTCATCCGCTCGAACGTCTCGCGGGCGCGCTCGGAGACACGCGAGTAGAAATCACTGAATGACTGCGCACCCTTGCTCAAGGCGTTACGCAGGGAAGACAGCGGCCCCTCAGTGGAGCGAACCTGGTCGATGAAGGAACGGATAGAGGTCACCGAGCGGGAGATGCTGTCACGCAGTCCCCCGGTGCGAACCTTGCCGGTATCTACGGAATGGCTAGAGGAGTCCTCCCCGTCCGACGAGCTAATCCCCGAACGGCGCTCGCGGCGCTCGCGGCGCTCACGGAAGAACTCGCGCAGCTTCTTCGTCTCGGTGCGGGCGTGCGAGATCTTGCGCAGGAACTCGTCGATGTCCTTATCCTTGCGCAGGAAGCTCACCGACTTCTGCCAGGCCTCACCCCACGACCGGGGGATGCGCTCAGACTCCTTGAACTTCTGGCGCAGACGCTCGAACTCATCACCAAAGCGCTGGCTCCACGGGCGGTTGTCGTCCTTGCCTGCGTCCACCAGCTTGTCGTACTTTTCGACCGTCTCCTGGATACGGATACGCAGGGGCTTGCGCTCCTTGGTCGCCTTCTTGAGGCGCTTCTCCAGGTGGTCGAAGTCCGCTTCCAGGGGCAGCTTGATTGAACGGTTGCGGGTGCTTTCGTTCAGGCTCTTCTCTAGGTCGCGGGAGTCCGCCTCGGTCTTGACCTTCACGCCGCGGTCGCGGGTGCTTCGGCGCAGACTGCGCTCCAGGTCGTCCGAGTCGCCCACCATATGAACACGCACGCCTCGGTCGCGGGTGCCTTCATCCAGGCTCTTCTGCAGGTCGGCGGGGTCTGCCTTCACGTGGACAGTCGAGGTGCGGTCCTCCGTCGCCTCATCCAGCTTGCGCTTGGCCTCCGACGTATCGGCATCCACCTGAATCTTTGCGGTACCACCCAGACCGGACAGCTGCGCCTTGATGCGCTGTAGCGCCTGCTTGTTCAGCACCGGGGTAACCTCGATGCGCATCAGCTTCTCAGCATCGCGCTTGGCCTTCATTAGCTCAGGCCGGAGCTTGCGGTTGAATCCCGAGGCATCGGGCAGGACACGGATGTGTACCTTACCTGCCTCAAAGCTTCCGAGAGCCATGTATCCTCCTTACTCTCATACACAGACGAGCCCGCCTGCCCACCGTATAGGTTAGGCCGCGGGCTCGTCATCTTCTTCCTCGCCTCCGTAGTATAGCCGGAGCAAATCGGTAGGCGTAGGTTTGCGCTTCTTCGTGACTAGCTTATCCGGCGTGGGAATCTCGTCCCGCTCCATCTGGCGGGCACCCTTGGGCGAGTTAGCCGAGAAGTACATTGCCTGGAACGAAATCAGCCGCTCCAGAATCCAAGTGAGGCGCTGCTCCGTGAGGCTGTAGCCGAAGAGTGCGTCGTATTGCGCACGCTCCTTCTCGGCTTCCGTCCTCAAATCCGGGGGTTCCGGCATATCACGCTCGTCCTGCAGAACCTCGAATCGCACCTCGTGCCGGAACATCGAGCGGGGCTCGAAGGTCAGGCGCTTGAGGAGTGCTCCACCTATGTAGGCGGGCAGACGCATTGCTTCTTCCTCTAGGTTGATACCGTAGAGGACAAGGAAATCAGCAGCGAGGCTCGGTTCTCGTCGCGCGAGGCGAAGAAGCTTTAGTCGTTTCCCATTTCTGCGAAGTAGGCCATGAGCAGGTCGAGAACTTCGTTGTTGTTCTTTGCGACGGCGAAGTTCTCCCAATCTGCCAGGCGCTCAGCCGAGATGAACTTCGAGGCGTTCTCATCCAGGAAGTCTGCCAGGGCGAACATCTGTGCCGACTGAGTGTCGTGCTCCAGCACAACAGAGAACGCGCCGTAGAGTCGGAAGCTGTCGCTAGTCTTTAGCTTCTCCAGCGGAATCAGCAGGTCGTGGCCGGGCAGTTCGAGGTAGCTCTTAGGCTCCTCGGCGGGTGCCGGGGTGTTCTCGGCAGCAGCGGCGAGCGCGATAGCATCTGCCTGCTCGGGGGTGTGAAGCTCCGCCAGCTGGTCAGCGTAGACGGGGGGAAGCGAGGGGTTGATCTCAGTCAAGGATCCGTCCTTTCATGCACATAGAAAATGGGAGCAGAGACGAATCTCTGCTCCCATTATTATAGCGTCTCTTGCCCGTAGAGGCGCTACGTATTAGCCGCCAGGTACCGGCGATACCGGAGACACGGGGTCGCCACCCTCCAGTGCCACAACCGCGTTCGCGGTCACCGCAGAAGCGGAAGGCTTGATAAGGAAGCCCTCGTGCGAGCCACCGGGGGTGAACACCTTGGTAATCTCCTTGAGGTGTTCGGTAGTGGGCTGCAGCATCTTGCCGGTGAAGTTCAGAGCCATCAGCGACTCCATCGAGACATCCGCGAGAGTACCACCACTGACCTTGACGCGAGGCCAATACAGGCCGACGTTCTTACCGCCACCGGAGTAGATAATCAGAACCGGAAGCTCAAGCGAGTTGTCGCCCGAGCTGATGCCCTGAATAATCTGGGTGTTGGTGCCAGAGCCCTTAACAAGCTGGGACTCGTCCTTACCGCCGCCGAACGCGATCTTGAGGGTGTTCTTGTTGAGGGAGTGAACGGTGAACGCGATGGAGAAGGACTTACCGGAAGTCAGAGACTCCACGTTCTTCATCTCGGCAGTGTCCAGGACAGTCTCTTCGCCGCCGTCGGTGGTGACTGACGGGAGGCTTTCTCGCGAGGTCAGACCGATAGGAACGAAGCCAGTCGGGTAAGTGGACGCATCCTCAAACTTGAAGTTGCTGATGTCCGGGAACGGGGTTGCCGGACCCTTAGTGCCAACCAGAACGGTTGCCCAGTTCACGCCGACTACATCAGCCGGATCATAGTTCTTATGACGTGCCACAAGAACTCCTTTCTAATTAGTGTTTTAGCCAAGCCCGAAAAGCTCATCGAAGGTGTGCAGGAACTTCACAGAGAATGAGCAGTCTACCTGCGCTCCGATAGTCGCCTTAATGGACGTGACCTTGAAATTCTCCACGGGCGCCTGCCACAAAGAGAAAGACCATCCGGTGAGGCCGCCAGCGGTTACCTGGTCCTTGACAGCCTGTCGCACCGCGCCGAGAGCGCGGGATGCGTGCTGCGTCGCTTCATAGGAAGTCGGCGCGTACACGCGCAGTCGGAAGCTTCGGCGGGAGATACTGAGCACATCCTCCGCATCCGGCTCATCAAAAGAGGACATCATCTCGTGCTGCTGGATATACCATTCGGGAAGCTCCCCCGAGCCGACGTCCTTGATGACGTGACCGGGGAACGCTCGTTCGAGCACGGTATGAAGCCACACCGCCGAGTTTGCAGGTTCCATCACTTGCCCTTTCGCAGAACGTTGTGACGGAAGCCAGTGCCCTTGTTGATCTCGCGGCGTGCATCGCGCTTGTCCCAATCTGCCGGTCGCAGTGCAGGACGGGGACGGCGAAGCTTCTTCATTCCTACCACCTTTGCGGCCGCGCCGGTCAGGAAGAAGTGACCGCGCTGCAGCTCCGTAACCTCCTGCTCGCGTCCGTCCGAGAAGTGAATAACGTCCTTGCCGATACCCAGCTCCACGATGTGCGCCGCGTAGTGGTCATTGACCACCAGTCGGTCATACACCGGGTACTGCTTGTGGCGGCCCTTGCCGGTGTATCGGTCTGTCTTCACCTTGAAGTGATCGACATACGAGTCCCCAATGCTCTTTCGATACGGCATCGCCGCGCGTCGTGCTTCGCGTCGGATGTCGTCAGCCACGTCATCAAGGATGGTGGTCTGTATGGACAACCGGCTACTGATGTGCCGGGCGTTGGAGTCGTACAGCTCGATTCCGTCTCGTCGTGCCACTAGACCTTTCCTTCCAGGAACTTACGGTGAACATCATTGCCGCGATACAAAGAAACCTTATCGTGCTGGGTGTGCCTCCCCATACGAAACAGAACCTCGCGCGCGTTGATCTGGTAGACCAACGGCGGGCCGCCCGTAGGGGTTCGCACCCCAAGCACAGTGGTGTACTGGTTGGGGTCGAACACCACCAGCGCGTCGATGGGGAAGCCCTCGCGAAGCTCCTCGGGGAGGGTCTGTCGCGCCTTATCCCACGTGCCGGGTGGGGTCGTAATAACCGCCGTAGTCGCCAACGTTTCGCCGTAATATTCATCACGGGTCGAGGCGGTACGGTTCAAGTTATCACTAGCGAGCGGCTGAACATTGCCCCGGATGAGCAACGGCTCATCCGACCAGCCAATGCCGCCACCGCCGTCAGGCATCATCTTCTTGATTGCCGGGTACACCTTCACCACATGCCGGGGGTTGGTAACCAGGCTCATCAGCACCACCCACCTGAGAAACCCCACCCAGAAGCGTAAGGCTCCGAGAGAGTGGTGCGGATGGTGCCGAAGGCGGTACACCCGTCGATGCTGTTGCACTTGAGCGCCTTGAGCTCCAAGTCGGTGAACCACAGGTTCGCGCTCGACCACAGCGGGTCGCGCTCGTAGGCGTAGCTGGACTCTTCCTCCTTGCGGTACCCCGACATGTCGTTTCGCATGAAACGACTGACCGAGTTGATAACCGCAGTCTTGATGTTCAGCTCATCGACTTCGCTCAGCGGTGCGTCAGATGCAAGCAAGCGGTCCACGCGAGGGCAGACTCCGCGAAGGGTTGCGATAGCGGCCTTGATCTTTCCCTCGATAAGGTCGAGGGAACGAGCCAACGGCAAGTCGCCCAGCTCTAGCTCAACTTCTTCTCGGGTGATGACCAAATTAGCCACTACGCCTCCTCTACGGGTTCCTTCTTGGTACGCGGCTTTCGCGCCTTTGCCGGAGCAGGGATGCCCCCCTCGATCGCCTCTGGATTGGTGATGAGGGGGACCAGCTCGGCAGGGATCTCTTCGCCAGCCAGGATGAACCGACCAGCGATGAACAGGGTATCCGCTGCCTTAGCCACTAGAGAACCTTAGCGGTGAAGGCCAGGTTCGGGTTGTGGAGCGCGGGCATAGCCAGTGCGTCCGAAACAACCTCAGTGACAACGGGGATGGTGTTGTTACGACGCATACCAGTGAAGATGCCTGCGCCCTCTGCAGGGTTCCAACCCAGAGCCAGCGAGGTAGCGGTGGGACCCCAGAAGGTCGCGCCCATATCGGTAGAGCCTTCAGACGGAAGCATGTAAATGCGATCCTCGTCAAGCACTCGCACGTCCACACCCTCCGGGTTACGAACGATGCGGTCGTACACAACGACGGTGGGAAGACCAACTACGTTGAGAACCTGGTTCACAGCATCCATACCAATGATGATGCCAGCCAGCGCAGTAGCGTTGGTACCGTAGATCATCTTGAAGATCTGGTTGTTGCGCAGCAGCAGGTCACGAATCTTCTTAGAGATGACCAGGGTACCCGGCTCGGTGAAGTTCACCAGGCGGTATGCCTCCACGAAATCGCGCAGGTGGTCAAGCACCGGCGCGTTCGGGTCGCTCCACAGCTGGGTAGCGGTGACGGACATACGCGCGTCGCGGCCCCAATCGTCCTCAAGAATCTGGCCGCCGGGGTAAATCAGCGGGGTCTTGCCGGTGGTCAGCGCGCGACCACGCTGCCACTCCAGGGTAGCGTCAATAGCCTTGAAGGTTGCCACAGCCGCGTCCGCGATGTAGTTCTCCGCGAAGGGGGACGTACCCAGACCAGCCGCGAGCAGCTGGGCTTCGGAGATAGGCACCGCGTGGGACAGGTTCGGCAGGTCGAACGACATCTTGCGTGCCGCCACGGAGGAACCGCGGGTAGTCTCAGCGTCCAGCGCACGGTTCAGCGCCATACCCTGTCGGGAGGGAGCCAGCGCAGACAGAGATACAGAGTCAGAAGGTACCTGAATCTCCGGCAAGTAGGAGGTCAGGTGGCCGTTCTTACGCTCCGCCTCCAGGTACTCGCCTGCGAAGTCGCGCACCGCGAGGGTCAGCTCGCGGGGGGTTACGGCATCATGCCACAGCTCAGCCATTAGTTGTCAGCCTCCTTGTACAGGTAAATCAGCGGGGTCTTCTTGGTCTTATCCACTTCGAGAACCTTCTCCTCGCCGCCGACAATAACCTTGGGCAGGCGGTGGTGGTAGACCGCGCCGTGAACCAATACAGCGACTTCCTGCTTACCAGTGCCAGGCTTAGCGCTCTGATCCCAGATGACCAGTGCATCGGGAGTCTCGTTCGCTGCGGTGATGGGGGTGATATTACCGCGTGCATCGAAGAGCACAGGGTAACCCGAGGGGATGCACTTGTACTTGGCAATCACCTCGGTGAAGTTTGCGGGATCGTAAATCGCGGTCTGGCCGTGGTCGCGTGCCTTGCCTTCCAGCAGCCAGCTCGGACCAGACATGCGGTAATCCACACGCTTGATGCGGGGCATGTTTGCCTCTTTCTACTTAAGATTCTTCTGCTTCATAACGCCCGCAAGATGCTTAGCCGAGGCGACCTCATCCTTAGTGGAGGGGGTCGCACCCTGCGAGAAGTTCTGCGGGAGTCCAGGAGAAACAGGAGCGGGAGTAGCGGCTGCAGGCACCAGACCGGAGATGTAGGCGTTCAGCTTTCCCGAATCCCACGAACCGTCCTCGGCGCGGAAGGCTTCTCGGTTGAGTCCTTCCTTGAGCGCTGCCAGATGCAATGCACCCGACGACTGAATAGCCTGGTTGAAGATGTTGTCAAACTCCTTCTCGGCTACGTCAGCCTCTAGCGACGCGACCTTCGCCTGCAATGCTGCCATCTGGTCAGTCGCGTTTGTGCTTGCACTCTGTGCTGCTAGTGCGTCTTCCAATTCCTTCACCTTTCGTGCCGAGTCCTTAGCGCGCTGCTCCCAGGTTCGGGAGTGATGCTTCCAATCCGTGCCACCCTTGGGTGCGTCTTCTTCCTTGCCGAGCTGTTCTCCGACCTGGGAGATGTCTACCGCCTTGGGCTCCGGTTCGATAGTGAAGTTTGCTTCGTTCTCCATGATTACCTTTCCGGTGTGCTCCCCATTCCGGGGTTCTGGTCAAGCCAGCGGTCGATGACCTCGTGAACTTCTAGGGAGTCCCCACGCCCTCTTGCTCGGGAATGAAGAATCTCCCCCGGCGCACGCAGCTCTACCACTCGCGCCACGTGATGCCTGCGAATGTAGAGCGCCCGGTCCGCCGGGTTCGTGAGGGTTCGGACCACCCACACATCCTGAGTGAGGGTGTGCATCCGAGACTCAAACGCTGTACGGAGTCGCGCCGCCAACTTTTCGTCTCCACGCGCAAACTCCTTGATATTGTCCAAATCTATGATAACATCGCCAGGCTTCGCGTGATACCGCACATAGGTACTCTTTCCCGAAGCCGGGGCGCCCGTGACTAGCGTAATCATCCTGCCATCTTCTCCCAGTACTCCAGCGTCTTCTCCAGGTTGCTCTTGCGCGAGCGGGACGCAGAGCCGCGGCGAGACTCCCACTCCCCGAGCTCGCTGCGCGACTTGTTCAGACGGCGCACCATGCGCTCCGGGTCGGACACCCGCGAGTAGCGCTGTGCATCCTCCTTGGGCAGGGCGAACTTCTCGTCCCTCGGGGACAGACCCGAGGCCGTGGAGCGGTCGTGCTTGCGCAGCACCGACCCCCACTCACCCGAGACGTATTCCTTGATACGGGTGTTCGATAGGTCGGACGCGCCGGTGGAGCCAGCGATGCGGTAGATAGCGTCCAAATCTTCGCGGTTCAGATGCAAGCCGGGGTCATGCTCCTCGGTGATGGGCAGAACCTCGCACTGGCACCCTGTGTGCAGTGGGTACAGCTCGCCGGTGGAGTAGATACGGTTCGCCGCCACCAAGCACAGACCACAGGTACCCGTCTTGGAGCGCTCCGGGTGGATGATGCGCCGATACCCTATCACTCCCTGCGGAGCAGCAGACTGTAGGATGCGGGAGGCGCGCTCGCGCTGAGCCATTTTAATATCTGCTTCTGCCAGCTCACGCACTCGCCCAAGCGCGCGCAACTTCGCCTCTGCAGGGCTCGCCCCTTCCTGCCGTGCCTTGCGGTAAACGAAAACAGGGCGCGCCCACACTTCCTCTGGAATCTTGTTCTGACGTGGGTACAGCTCCCGGTCTGCAGGCGGCACGCCGTCAGGGAAGCGGCGGCCCAGCGCGCGCAACACAACAGCCTGGTATGCGTCCTCCTCCTGGCGAGCGCGCACCAGCGTCTCCTCCACGGCATCCACCGAATCGCGAATCAGCTCAGCTGTTCCCGCGTCGCTGAAATCCGTGTGTGACTCCCACAGATTGAAGAGCCAGCGCACGAGCGCATCCACCAGGGAGCGGGTGCGCGCGGACTTGCCGTTGGCGACATCTCCCATCGTGGTCATGGTTATGCGCCCGTCTTCGAGATGCGGTTAGCGTCGGGGGAGAAGTTCACCGCAGTGTCCACAACCTCCGTGCTACTTGCCGGTGACTCCTCCTGGCCGGGGGTTACCTCGGGGTACGGATTCCCCAGCGGCGCGACGTTCGAGGAGAGCGTGTCGATGAGCTTGCCCACGCCAACCTCACGCATCGTCTCCTCCACCTCATCGGGGGTGAAGCCGCCGAACTTGCGCAGGGCAGTGTCCAGGGGGATACCCGCTCCGGTCGCTGCCGCGATAGCCGTTGCTCGCTCCAGCTGGGACGGGCGGCGCGGGTCCACCCACTCGATGCGCATCTGCGCACGGTCTGCACGCTCCGTCTCACCGCGCGCAATCAGCGCGTCAGAGATGAGGCGCTTCAACGTTTCGGCGAACAAGTCCTCCAGCTCCTCGATGTCGAAGGCCAGAAGCTCGCGCTGTGCGGACGCACCCTCACTCGATGCGTTCACCGAGTCCGAGCTCAGCATGAACAGCGGAGTACGGGACTCACCGGCCAGGTTGCGCAGTTCGTCCTGTAGCGCCTCCTGCATCGGGGAGGTGTCAGCCGTGGACGACTCCCAGAACTTCGCGCCTCGGGGGAGGAACCATAGCGAGCCGGGGGAGTTATCCATCTGAATCTTCGAGTAGTCAATGGGGTTGCCACTCTCGTCAGTCATGGGCGCGTCGAGGACTACCTGCTGCTTGAACGCCTGAGTTGCGAAGATGACACTGCGTTGCAGGAGAATCTGGTTGATGCGCAGCATCGACGCCTCGTGCTTCTTGAGCAGACCGCGATCATAAGCGAACTCGTAGACCGGCACACCCTCAGTCCCGGTGGGGGAAGGCTCGCCAAGCTCCCATCGGTCGGCCATCATCGACCACACCTTAGCGTCCTCGTTGGCGAACAATCCGGGCTTGAACGCGCCGCCGTTCTTCGCTTCGTAAATAGCGTTCGGTAGCACGCACATTCCGGTCGAGGAGCGCGCCTCGCGGACGTACCCAGGGCGCGCCAGCAGGAGCACGTTCTCCTGAGTCATCTCATCAACATAGACCGTCATCGCCGCTGCCACGTTACCGAACGAATCAGTCACGCACACCGTGTTCAGCGGAGATGAGTGCATCATGCCGCCCACCGTCGAGACGATGTATCCCTTGCCGGTGACCAGCGCATCACGCCAGGCCAGGCGAAGCTTCACGTTCAAGTTCTGCTCGCGCAGTAGCTCTGCCACCACGTCATCACCGTTCGGGGAGTCGTCCGCCGTAGTGCGCGCGCCGCTCAAACGCATACGGGGCAGGCGCGCATCCACCAGCAGGGACGCCAGGTTCATACGGGACAGCTTCACCAGGCGCTTGTACGCCGCCGCCGTCTTGTCATCCACCATCGCGTCCAGGTCTGGCATGGGCGCATTACCGAAATACCATTCCAACATCCGGTACACGTGCGGGGTGCGAGCGGACATGATGGTGCCGAGGCGGTTCATCCACCAGGCGTCCGAGCCGGGCTCCCCGATGAGGTCGCTTGAAATCAGCAAATCTTCTTCTCCTATCGAATACGCATCGGTTGCATTACGCCGCGCGTCTGGTCTGCTCCCGTGCCCTTAGCCAGCACACGCAGTCGTGACTGGTGCGCCAGCATCAGGGCATACGCCGCATCAATCTTGCGGGCGCTGCTCGGGGATTCCTTATACAGAATTTTACCCGCGCGCGTCTCGCGGTACACCGCGTTCAGGATGTGGCGGCTTAGGTCTGATGAGCCGGTAATCATTACTTCCTTCTCGATGATCGCAACACGGAGGGCTTGGGTCGCCGCGGCCACCGCCGAAAGCTGGTTGCCGCGCCACATCATCGAACCGTAGCGGGGTGGTAGCTTCGTCCTGGTGCTGAGCTGCTGGCGTTCCACACGCCGGGTGGAAATCAGGTTCTCCCACTCAGCCGTAGCAGTCTCCCAGCCGGAGGGGTCGAAGAGCGCGTCCACCACATCGAACGACCGGATGGTCTGGCGCATTACCGCGTCAATCTCCTGGCGAGGCGGCTCCCAGTCACGACCCTCCGCAGAGTCGGGCTGTTCCCAGATACGAACCGCCCAGGATAGACCATCCGAAACACGCATCGCCACGATCGCGGTCGCGTCCGTGATGCCCTTGCTTCGACCCCACGAACCGTCGAAGCCCAGCACAATCTCGTCGCGCGCGGACGGAGGCTGGATGCCTGCTGCCTCTAGGTCGTAGAAGGTAGCGGCGGCAAGCTGGCTCATGTCCAGGAAGGCATCTGCAGCGGCGTGAGGCTTGTTGCCGAAATACCGGGCCGCGTCGGAGAGCGTGGTCGCCGGGTCGAACACGTCATCGAGTACGCCGTTGATGTTCACCCAGCCGCCGGGGTACGGGGAACCGTCCACGCCGCAGGGGGGAGTGTGGATGCGGCACCCATGCGCAGACTTAAGGGAGTCACCGTAGGCGTGCTCAAGACCAGCAATGACGCTGTTCGGGTCATCCAGGTCTGGCTCACCCCAATCCCGCGTGTCATAGAAGATGCTGTCTCGGAACGAGTCTCCAGCGATAGCCTTCTGGTATGCCTCCCACGTCAGCTCCGCGAAGGAGCCTGCGCCGGGCACGAAGGCGTTAGGAGCCTCAAGCAGCGTGCCGTCCGTCTTAGACATGTTTCGCTTAGCTACGCGGCCCAGCTCCAGACCGCCGTTATTCGGTAGCCACGTCTCGGTCTGGTCAGCAATCGTGAACACCTGCGGGGCACCTTCAAAGCTGGCCGCGCTCGCGGTACGGGGTTTAATCAGGCCGTTGAAGGGGAGCAAGATACGTGTCTCCATGACCTCCAAGCCGGGGTAGTACGCGGCAAGGTGTTCGGTACCCATCATCTCCTTCATCGGCTCGAAGGCGTTGCGGGTCTGGTCTTCCGAGACTGCCAGCAGGGAGATTTCCACCTTGCGCTCCTCGTTCCAGGGCGCGCCCACGGGTCGCCCGTTAGCGTCCCAGCCAGCGAACCGGCAATTGCCCAGCGCCTCGAACGCTGCGATCGCGGACAGGAAGGGCGACTTCCCCCATCCTTTTGGGCGCTGAATCACGCCTCGGCGGTACTTGCGCTGTCCAGTGATGGGGTCCAGCCGATACCACCTGAGCAGGAACTCCGCCTGCTCGCGCGTCGGGGAGAACGGTTCGTACCGGGTGACCGTCGGGCGAGCGAGGAACTGAGTCATCCAGTGAATCGCCTCGAATCCCAGGGTGGGAAACTCGCCGGGGTACTCCGGCTTGAAGCCAGCGGCCACAGGTGCGTTGCCGAAGATGTCCATTACTTACCCTCCAGTCGTAGTCCGTCGTAGGTGCGGGAGGGGCTACCCAGTGCTGGCGGCAGTTGCGGGCGCGAGGCATCCACGCGCTGCTGCATCTCGGCAGCGGTCAGCAGCTCGATGTTCATGCCGAGCATAGCCTTGGGGGAGAGGCCGTAGTCCTTGGCGTTAGAGGTGAAGACTTCCGAGGCTCGCATCGAGGGCTGGCCGTTGAACAGCTTCGTCAGTGCCTCGTTATACGGCACTGCGAGAGACATCGCCGCAGCGTACCACTGCGCGCTGGTCATTGTCTGGAACGTGGGGTGCTCCGGTAGCGACGCCCAGAACGCTATCGTCGGCGGCAGCCATTCAACGCTGGGTCCGATCTGCTCTAGGCTCGGCTGCTCTGCGGGGTCGATGACAACGGGGGTTGCCTTCGCCACCTCGAACTTACCGCGGCGGCTTCGGTTGTTTCCTGCTCCTCCCATTTCGGGCACCTTTCTGTGAACTGTGCGGGCGGGGTCCCGCAGTCTCCAGTATAGCTGTGTGCTAGAATCTAGCCGGGACCCCCACCGTATTCTCCTCGGGGCCTTGGGAGAATACGGTGGGGGTCCTTTTGTTTTACCGAACACATCTTCTGGTGTTCCAGCTCACGTAGAACACACGTTCGCCCTCGTACTTTTTCTACGGTTCAGAGGTCGAGCGACAGAACCCGGCGGAGCGAAAATAGGCTGCTAAGGGGGTACCCCCCGCCCCCTTGCACTAAAACGCACATACGCGCGCATACACGCATTAACGCGCGCTCACACGCACACATACACACGTATGCACACCCTCATACACATACGCATACATACACGCACATACACACATACACACATACACACATACACGCACATATACATACACATACACATACACACTCACATACACGTACATACACCAAACTATACAATGTGCGTAACACCACACTACTACCCCTTGCACACCATCATAGCAACGTGTTACACTACGCGCGCATACGCGCGCATACGCGCGCATTATGTAAAAGAGCTAACAAAAGTGACGCACTTCACACTAAAATAGTTTGACATTCTGACAAAAGCTATGCTCTAATAGTCACATACCGCAAAACAAAGCGGCTGAGAAAAAATATCTAGCTAAGACTTGACAAGCTGTCTAGAGCTTGCTACGATATTCATATCAACTAAATAAAGTTTGTCGCCGGGGCTTTTAGCCCCTAGGTTGCCTGTAGAGTCCACCTATTCCCAAAAAGTAGGTACGGTGGAAACGCACGTGTCGTTTACGTGGAGAATCCGAAACCGAAAATAAACGATTTGACAAACTGATAAAGAGCTGATATACTAATCACGAACGGGAAAACCCCGGTCGAAATAATTTCAGATTGAAGGACTTGACAAGCTGTCTAAGACCTGATATACTGAATGACATAAGGCACATAGCCGAACTTGATGTTTGATAATGGAATAGTGTAATGGGAAAAGGTAAAAGGTATCCCTAGCTGTTGGAGCGCCCGCGTAGCGGGTGCGAGGTTCGAGCCCTCGCTAGGGAACGTTTCGACCCCTAGTCGAGCTTTCATAACCCCTATCGAAAGGACTTATTATGTCCACTGAAGAACAGGTTCAGACCGCTGTTATTGAAGCCTCCAAGAGCGGAAAGCTTGCGGAACTTCTTAAGAAGCACCACCTATTCAACCTTGTTACCCGCCTTGTCCGCATGAACCCCAACACGGGTACACATGTGTACGAAATTAGCGGTGTGCAGTATGACCGCCTTATGGCTATCTACGCTGACCTTGGTCTTACCCACCCGACCCGCTTTCGTGAATCGAAGGATAAGAGCCGCTACACCTTCTCTACTGGTTGGGGCTATGACTGGAAGTCTTGCAACCTGTTGGGCGGGTCTATGGACGGGCGCACCGCAAACGCGTTCCGTAGCGCCGGTCTGTCCTTTGACTAAACCCCCGTCCTGCATAGCCAGGACAGCCCGCCCTAGCTTGGGTCTAACCGCCGGTGCAAATCCGGCGGCGGGTACTCACGCTATACCTAGCGTATTCATACCCCTACCGAAAGGAACCCCTATGTCCGCCAATTCCGACACCTCAGTACCCATGCATCTGGCGATTCAGGCGTACTCTAACAGCGCCGCTCTGTACATACCGGGCTACGGATACCTCCACGAACCGATCCCGGTTACCCCCGTTGATGCCGGGGCGGTATGCAGCGCCTATGACCAACTTTTCCGTGGTGCCCTCATCTGTGAAGAACGTGAGCTCGTAGCCGCTTTGAACGAAGAGTACCGCGTCGGGGGTTTGCGTAGCCTTGTGAGCCTCGCTGTAGATGGTGCTGAGTTCGTCGAGTTCACCGCTATACGCTCCAACTTCGGCTTCAATGACACGCCGCTAGACCTTGGTGATGCCCTAGCGTACCCTGTACTTGCCACCGCAAAGGTTCGCACCCATAACTAACCGCCGGTACACCCGGTAGCCCCGCCTTGGAGGCATAGGCACGGTTCGATTCTGTGCCGGGGCGCTTGCACTGTCCCTAGTGCTTCACACCCCTACTGGAAGGACTCTACCTATGTACACTACCCGCGATACTAACCTGTTCCTTGTCATAGATGACCACGTGGAAACCCCCGGTGCTCACCTGTACCACCCGGATTTTGGTTACATCTCGTTCTGGGGTGTCCCTGAGTTCGCCGTGGAGGACATGCTTATTGCTGATGATGAAGAAGTGGAATACCGCAACCGCTTCGGGTTTACATACTCGAATGACGATATGCGCCGCATCTTCGAGACTCATGACCGACCCGGCTGTTGCCCCGGTGATTGCGAAGAAATGGAGCTGATGGATAAGCGCCGCGACCTCATCACCGATTACATTCTCATGTATCCCAATGTACCCACGGGTGAAGAGGGTACCGACCGTATCAACGAAGAAGCGGAAGAGTCGTTCCGCGAAGACCTGAAATATAGGCTTGGTTGGGATTCTTCCTTTGCTGAGTTTATGCAGAATCTCGTCGGAAGCCCCGCGAAAGGCTTCCACTATGTCGATAACGTAGACCGCGCTGTAGAAGCTATCGACACTACCGACGGCGCTATTGCCTACCCTATCCGGGTAGGCGTGTTCACCGACTAGCACCGGTATACCCGGTATCCCCGCTACGGTTGGCTACCCACCACGTAGGCATGGTTCGATTCCATGCCGGGGAACTCGCGCTACCCTGGCGCACCTATTCCTCTACTGGAAGGAAACCCCTATGTCCACCCCCACCTATACCTACCCCGTAACCCTCCAGGTTTTCCGAAGGAACAACAACGGCGGCGGTCTAGTATCCGCTATTGTGGGCGGCGAGCTGCTTACTGTCAGTATCCTGTGTGCCTTCCATGATGAAGAAGGTCGTGTACTACGCCGTGGCACCAAGCACTACGCAAGCCTTCCTAGCGACCTAATCGACATGCTGGACTTCGATACGGACGGCTGGCTACAGGGCGCTAAGCCGTCCCGCGCTAAGGACTTCTTCGAGTGGGCGGCATCAGACCTCAAGGACGGAACCAACGTGACCAGCCGCGCCCGTCACATCAAGAACGTCATGCACGAAAACTTCGGTGATGACATCTCAACCACCGTTGGAGAGCGCTGTGAATTCTGGTCTAGGGACGGCGACGGTAACTACTTCCTCAAGTACACCCTGACCTCCAGCGAACCGCTGGAACTCAACGGCGAACCCCTAACCCCCCGCGTCCAGGCGTAACCTGGACAGCCCGGACGGTCATATCCGGTGGTTCGACTCCACCGGCGGGCGCTTGCGCTACCCTGGCGCTTATGTAACCCCTACTAGAAGGAACCTACTATGCCCGACCTGTACACCCTTACCGCCGTGTGGCGTAAGCCCTCAAGCGAGCTAACCACTAGTACACCCGGCCGCGTCCCGCGAACCCTGGAAGAATACGTAGACGCCCTGGCTAAGGTCGCCTCCGACTGGAACCTTCCGCCGTTCGCCCCGCCGCCGCTCCCCACCCGTGCAACGGTGGAAGCCTACGCACGGTTTGTACACTCGCACCTCGCACCTGAGTTCGGGTGTACCCTGCATAGTCTTGCCCTCGAACCCGCCGGTGAATAGCCCCGGCCAGCTCTTATCGAAAGGATCCCTTATGTCCACCATGTCCCCCGCTGAATACAAGGCCGCGATACTCGCCGCCGCTGAGAGCGGCGCGCTCAAGGAAGCGCTGGAATACTGGAAGCTGTCTCGCCTGGCTATCAGCTTCGAGCGCGAAAGCAAGTACAACCCGACCCGTACCTTCGGTATCGTTGGCGACGATTACCACGACCTAATGGGCGTGTATGGGCGATTGGGTATCGCCCCGCCGGTGAAGTTCCGCTACTCTGAGTCCCGCCGTAAGTACACCCGAACTGTAGGTGTTGGCTATGACTGGGTGGACATGGAATTTCTGGGCGGCGACGGCTCCGGTGAAGTGCGCTCCGCCTTCGAGAATTCAGGATTGAGGTTCAGTTTCTAATGCCAATGTCCGTTGCTTCCGTAACCCTGGACGCCCTACCCGCCCTGATCTTCATTGCTTCGGTGGTGGTGCTGATAATAGCCGGTGCGCTGTTCGCCCTGAACATCTGGCAACGCCGCGAGCTGGAGCACCTGCACGCTGAGCTGTACACCCTGCGTATGTTCCGCGATACCGTCGAGTTCATAGACGAACCGCGCGAACCTGAACCCGCGCCGGTGCGCAATCCGCGCCCTATCCCCGAAGGATTGGAGGTGATTCACCCCGCCGTAAACCGATAAATTGCACCGCACATAACCGATAATTTCTTCCGGTATCCCCGCCTCGGTAGGCTTAGGCACGGTTCGACTCCATGCCGGGGAACTTGCGCCCCTGTAGTGAGCGGCGCTCCACTGTAAACCCCTAGTTGAAAGGACTCCACCGTGTCCACCTCATACGGGCTCGACTTCGAGCCGTTCCCCCTGCTGATTGGCTATGAACTGGGCGATTGGCTCCACCTGCGCACCGACGATACACCCGACGCGCTTATTCTTGGCTCCCATATGAACGGTGAAGTGTCAGAGATGGGTGAAGTCTTTGATGAGTACTACGAGGTACCCGGTAGCTACACTTACGACATCGACGCGAAGATGGACGAGATGTTCCGTGACCTTTGTGACCGGCTCATCAGTGGTAAGGACGACTGTTGCGAAGCCCTCGGTCGCTTCTACCACAGCCTGCTCGAAGACTATGCAACCGACGATAAGGCGCGAGCCTGGCTCCAGAGCAAGGGCTTGTACCTACCCGAGGTGCCTTTCGACGACTGTTGCGAGCCTGACGACGCTTCCGGGCTTCCTGACGTCGCTGACTGGCTGAGCGACGATTACCGGAGCCAGCTCGAAGACCTGTTCATCTTGAAGCCAGGCTTAGCCGAAGACGGAAAGCCCTGTGTCTGGGTACACCCCGGTAACCGCCGCGAGGTTCGCCTGCTCCTGCTGGCTAATTCCCACAGGGGCGAACCCGCCTATGAGCTGGTGTTGTGGAACTTCGGCAGCAACGAGGGCGAGGGCGGCTATACCGAAGGTGATAGCGGCTACTCTCCGGTAGCCGGCAACTGGATTACCGACGGCTTCCTTAACCGCTACCTTGATTCAAGCGGTAAGACCCGCTATAGAATTCCCCGAGAAGCACGCCGCAACCTGGAAACCTACCTTGGGTACTGGACGAAGAGCTACGGCACCGACCCTGAGCTGGACGCTGAGGTAGAAGTGCTGGGCGACGCTGAAAACCACGACTTCCACCTCGACTGTGAAGCTGTAGTATGCCGGGCGGTGGTGTTCGTTGGCTAATGAACCGAAGTACGCCGTCGTTGAGCTCCGCATCCCGTGGTTTGAAGGCGACTTCGACTGCCTGCCCGTGGAAGTAACGACCCACGTAGGCACCACGGTTACCAAGCACGACGGCGAGCTGACCCTCTGCGACGGACTCGACGCCGCCATGTTCGACGGTACCCCGCTTCATAACCGCGTTGAGCGAGTCGAGGGCACCGCACCGGACGACCTGGATAACTTCTCACACTTCACCACCGGCGACCACTTCCCCTACCTCCGAAACTCCCTGCTGTGGGCACTGCACGACTGGGACACGTGGGTATGGTACCCCGACGACCTCGAACGTGAGCTTATCCGCTCTCTGCCCGGCTACACAAACGACGTTGCCGGAACCTACGACCCGTGGGGTGATGCTCCCTGGGAGCGCATCTCCTCGACCCGTGAGGACGGCGTGCTCATCTATACCTACCGCCGAAACGACCCCTAGAAAGGTACCCCAATGCCTGACTTCACCCTCTATAACGCCTCCGACTTCCACGCCTACACCCCCGAAGATGCCCGTGAAGAGTTCACCAGTTCGCTAGGCGCCCCCTCTGCTGTGTCTGGTCGCACCGGCGAAGCCCGGTACTACTCCCGAGAACATATCTTCGCCGCCTGCCTGGACGTAGCGCACGGCAAAGGCGAAGCTGCCCGACTCGCCTTCGGTTCCCCCTATACCTCACCCCGCCTGGTCTTCGCCCAGCTAACCCCAACGGACGTGTGCCTGCTAGGAAATGCTGAGTTCCCCCGAAGCCTGTCGTACCGGCTCAACGCTGGGGGTGAGGCTCTGGGCTTCGTATCCCACACCGCACCATACGACCACCTCACCACGCATACCCTTCTCGATGCGTCGGTAACCATCTTCGACTTCGTGGGCTCATACCGCGTAGCCGAGTACTGCTACGTATCGGCTGGCACCGCATATCTCCCCAACGGCGAGGAATACTACACCCCGCTTGAGGACGGCTCCTACGTCCTGCTGGAACAGACCGGCACCCGTCACTAACCCCCGGAAGGAACACACCCAATGACCGTAAAGACCTTCGACGCCCTGCGCTTCACCGACGATACCCCCGACGTGGCGTACTCCCCCTACCTCGCCGCCTTCGGGCGACCTGAGATTATCGAGGCGGCGCTGGGAGCTAAGCCCCTGTACGCCACCGCCGACGAGATTCTAACCGCCATGCTACAGGTGCGCGGCACCTCCGACACCAACCTACCGCTGGCGCTGGGCGAAGACACGGACTCCCCCGAGCTGTTCCTCGCCTCCCTCACCCCCTACGGACTCGACCTTCTCTCCGGTGAGCGCGCCCTGTGGCTTCACCTGGATAACTCCGCAGGCAACCTCGGCAACCTCAAGGTACGCGGCGAGGTACGACCCGACACGATCCTCGACGGCGAACTGTCCGACCTACCGTACCGTGGGCACTACCGCATCGCCCGCTACGTCGAGAGCGACGGCGACGAGGCAACCATTGCAGGCGGTGCCACCGTGAAGACCCGCCTGCCCTTCGGTAGCTTCGTGCTCATCGAGCGTGTGGCTCAGGAGGTGGGTTAGCCATGATTGACTGGCTCAACACGTTCAGCTTCGAGTCTGCCGCCCGGCTCGTCCACCCGCTCGTGGTGCTGGCTATGCTCGCCGTAATCAACGGAGCTTGGGGGTACTGGGTGCTTGGGTGCGCTCCCGACTACGAGGAAGCTCACGATTACGGCGCCGCCGCCGCTGGAGCCGTGTTCCTAATGCTCCTGCTGGACATTGGGGCGGTCTTCCTCTGCAACTGGTGGTGGTGGTGTTGGGGCACCTCGTGGTCGGACGGCATGGGTCTGCTAACCATAATCCACTGCATTACGCTACTAGGTTCGTTGTTCGGTGGGTTTCTTCTCCACCCCGGCGAGGAGGCGTAGACATTGGGCTACCTCGGATTCTTACTCGCACTACTGACCAAGACCAACCAATAAGGAACACATCATGACCGAACAGAAATACCGCTTGACGGTGAACACCCTCAAGCACCACGAAACGCTGACCTTCGACGGCACCTATGAGGACATCATCTCTGAACTCGAAGGCACCCAGCGGTACCTCCACGAACCCCTGCTATGGGCAGAAGATGTCGCAGTCGCGGTCACCTGCCCCGACTGCGGGGAAACGAACTGGCACGACATGTGGTGGTACTGGAAGGAACGTGTAGGCGAACAGGAAGCCTACCGAACCGAACGCCCCGAGCCTACCTGCGACTCCATCCGAGAGTACGCCTACAACGTCTTGAAGAACGACATGCTCGGTTGCAAGAAGTGGGAACACCTCATCACCCTACACCCCCTACCCGAGGAGGATAACTCGTGAGCTTCGTACCCGAAGACATCAGCGCCACATACCACGAGCGTTACCCGTGGTGCTCCGCCTACCTGAAAGGCTTGTTTGACCTCAAGACCAACCCGGAACGGTACATCGACCTTGGGGTGTGGGAGAAGCACTTCGACCACATGGTGAACACCGGCGCACGAGACGAGCGAGCTAAGGAAGCCCAGCCCCGCCGCCACTTCTACGCAGGCGAAGCCTCACGAAGCCTCGCACATGACCCCGGCTACAAGTGGTTGCGAGACAACGGGGCAGCCCGCCCCGGAAAGCCGCTCAGCGACATGCTCCACTGCGCTATCGTCCACAACATCGTCACCCACCTACTCTCATACATAGACCGCCTGGACTACGCCACTCTGGTCTACGCCAACGAAAGGAACTAACCACAATGACCACCAACAAGCAGACCCTGGAAAACATCGAGGGACTTCTCCGCACCATCACCGCCCACCTCGGCATTACCTCTGGTGAGCATACCGAACCGAATCCTACCGCCAACGGCCCGCTGGACGAAGTGCTGACGAAGCACACCTCCGTGAACACCCTCTTCCAGCACGGCGCGGATGCCTTCCGCCGCCTCGAACAGGTCGGGCGACCCTGCACCATCCGCAACGTTCTCAAGGAACTCATGCGCAGGGAAACCGTATCCCGCTCCTTCTCCGTGGTCTCCGAGAAGACCGGCAAGGTCTACCGCATCTACCTAGCCTCTCGCCAGCTTTGCACCCACGCCGGGGGCAAGACGGTGACCGTGTACTCCACCAGCGACTTCTCCATCCCGCGCTTGGTTGAGGGTGGACTGGTGGGCTGGCGCATCGGGGACTTTGCTCAGGTGCTCGAAGCCTTCGAGATGAACGACGATCAGTACCTCATCTGCGAGATGCTGGAAACCTCCAAGAACTAACCCGAAAGGAACTGAACAATGGCTGACAACCCTAACCCGGAAAGCCTCGCCGCAACCCTGGTTGAGGTATCCCAGCAGCTCGAGGACCTCCGTGGTAGCACGCTCGACCCTAACGACCCGCTGAATGAGGTGGTGTCGGATGGGTGGACAGTGCGAGATCCGAACAAGTACGAGGAGCGGGACGCCTTCGACACCTTGCAGAGATGGGGTGCTCCCCGCACCCTCCGCAACATCCTCAAGGCGTACATCACCAACAGCAACGACTCCTTCGTCAGTTATGAGTACTACACCATCGACTCTCCCACCACTGAGGCCTCCTACCGTGTTCACCGCCTTGAAGCGTGCCAGGTCAAGTCACCTGATGGGCGCGAGCACGACCCGGTGTATCGTACTAAGGACTTCCCCCTTCCCCACTTCACCGTCCTGCCCTCGCTGGTTGGCTGGACGTTCGCCAAGTGGAGCAAGGTGATTGACACCTTTGAAGACAGCCACTACAAGTACATCATCGTTGAACTCTCCTAACCCCCTACCGAAAGGAACTAACCAATGACCGAGAACAACCCTAACCTGGTATCCCTGCTCGAAGCTCTTGCAGAGGTGCTCAAGATGATTGAAGCTACCCGTGGTAGCAATCGCGAGAACGCGCCGGAGCCTGGCCCGACCGACCCTCTGAACAAGGTCGTGGGTAACCCCCGTGGGCTTTTCACCCCCGTTTCCGCAATCAAGCGCCTTCGCGTAGACAGCTACCTCGCTGAGAAGGGTAAGCCGGAAACCCTCCGCAACGTCCTCATGGCGTATGCGAGCCTGCACCCCGCAGAGAATTGGTTCTCCTACCGTAGTTATGACGACGGCAAGTTGTACGGTATCTTCCGCGTCATTGAGTGCCGCACGGAAGCCCCCGCTGGTAATACTTTCAGCCCCCTGCGATACACCACCGCCTTCCCCATCCCTCAGAACAAGCGAGTCTCGGAGCTTGTCGGGTGGATTTTCCGCGAAGATGGGTGGGAGCACAAGATTCTCGAAACCTACGAGGCCGATGGCAACACGTACATCATCGCCTCCGCAGACAAAAAGTAACCCCTAAGAAAGGAACTAACCAATGACTACCAACAACAACGACCTGGCGGCTATCGTCGCCGCCCTGACCGAGCTGACCCAGAAGGTCGAAGCTATCCGTGGTGGCACCGAGACTGCGCCGGAGCTCGACCCGAACGACCCGCTGAACGAGGTTCTGGTGGGCAACACCTGGACTGCTACGGACGCATCCACGGACACCGACAACGCCGCAAACCGAATCCTCGAAGAGTCCGGTGAGCCCCGCACACTCCGCAACTTCTGCAAGGCGATCATGCAGACGAACGACCCGGATAAGTGGTACACCGTCCGCTCCCGAGCAACCAGCAAGCGTTACCGCGTCTACTTGGCGGAGCTTCGCAACCAGCCCACCGACCCTTACGGTACCACGCTTGGCGTCACCCGCACTCACGACTTCTACCTCCCGGTATCCCCGGAGACGGTGACGGCCGGTTGGGCTATCCCCCGCGTGGCAAGGGTACTGGACACCTTTGAGCTGGGAGAGGATAAGTACCTCATCGCGGAGCTTCTCAACCGCTAACCCCCTAAGAAAGGAATTAACCAATGACTGAGAACAACCAGACCATGAGCCTGGAAGACATCACCCGCGCTCTGACCGAACTCGCCCAGCACGTCGAAGCTATCCGTGGCAGCGAGAGTAAGCCGGAGCTTGACCCTAACGACCCGCTGAACGAGATTGTGGAGCCCGGGCAGGTAGCGACGGACTCCTCCGCCGTAACCGACTCTCTGGTACGCACCCTCCTTGAGGACTCGGGGGAGCCCCACACCCTCCGAAACCTGCTCAAGACGTACATGATGACGCCCGACCCGGACAGCTGGTACACCGTGCGCTCGCGCTCAACCCGCAAGTACTACCGCATCGTCCGTGTCTTCAACAGGTATGTCACCACCCCCGACGGCCGCTCCCAGCTCTGGGCTTCGGGGCACGACATCAGCTTGCCGGTGTCTATCGAGGATCTGACCGCGGGCTGGCGTGTTGGTAACGCATACAAGGTGCTGGACGTCTTCGAGCTGAACGACAAGAAGTACGTCATCGCTGAGGTGGACAACACCTAGCCACCCCATCCCCACACCCCCGGCACTGGTACCCGTGCTGGTGCCGGGGGTGCTAACCGAAAGGACCCCTACTGATGAGCGAAGAGAAGAAGCTGGAACTAAACCACTGGGTACACCCCAAGACCGGAGAGCACCGCTTCTACATCCAGAACTGGAAGGAAGCCATCGGCCTCAGCATGGACTACTACAAGTCCGGTAACGTCTGCGCCGCAAGCCTCAACGGAATCAAGATCAGCAACTCCCGCGCTGGACGAATCTCCATGAAGCTGTGGTTCGACCCTGAGAAGAAGCTCCACGTAGACCACCTCCGGGGAGCTGGAGTCATCACCGCCCACACCGTGCGATGGCTCGTCGGTAAGTACGTTGAAGCCTGTGGCGGGCTGACCCTCCCTGAACCCTTCAACAATGACCGAAAGGACACTGAACAATGACCCAAAATCCCCTAGATGAAACTGTCCACTGCTGGGCAGACTTCGATGAACCAATCTACAAATACTCCCCTATCGAAGAGAAACTGCGCGCCGCAGGGGAACGCCTCTCCGTCCGCAACTTCCTCAAAATGTTTGCGAAGGAACACCCCGGTGAAAGTTTCTGCTACCGAGGTTGCCGCAGCGCTATCGCATACCGCATCTACCGAGGCACCCCCGTCACCATCCCGGACGTACACAAGCGCCCCGTCAAGTTCATCGACTTCCCAAATGGCCTGCGTTTCCCCGCCTCCATGTTCGCCAAGACCGTAGGCTGGCGCGATGAATACGGACGCGAGGTAATCGAAGTCTTCAAGATGGACGGGGAACCGTACATCATCGCCCGTCTCGTGAACCCCTAGCCGGGAGGTCACTGACCTGTGATGCTTAGCGCACTCACCGATGAAGCCCACCTGCTCCTGCTCAACGGGGCGCTGGTACTGGCGCTACTACTGGCGGTCACGCCACTGAACATCTACGGTTTCTAGAAAGGACACGACATGGACATCCCCGACAACGCCGACTGGCTCTTCGCCCTCTCTGACTTGCGCCGAACCTGGCTTACCACCGGGGATAAGACACTGCACCAGGTACTCACCGGGGACGGTTCACTACCCGGAGCCGCCCGAATCCAGGAATCCTGCTACAAAGCGCTCGTGGCGTTCTCCCCGGACACACCAACCACCCACTTCTACCGACGACTTACAGGAGCTGACCTCTTCATGGCAACCGAGAACCCCGACATTACCAAACTCCAGGCAGAAATCGCCAACCTGCGCATCGAACACGGCCAGGCTGTTGAGGGGTGCATCCGCCTCGAACGAGACCTCAACCTACACCGCGCCACCGCCTCCCGACTCGATGCGGAAATTAGGGGGTGGAGCGGCTCGGCAAGCGACCCGGAAGTCCACCAGAAAGTCCTGAACATGAACGCCGCCAACACCGCCGCCGGTATCCTCGACGAAAACCTCGGGCAGCAGAAAGACCTACTCAACCAAATCGAACAGGTCCTCACCTCCCAGGAAACCAGCCTCGGCGTACTGCTGACCGTCGAGCAGAACAACACCCTGCTCACCAAGACCGCCGAACTCGTTGAGTCTGTACAGGGCGCCCGAGCGAAGCTCACCGGCTCCAGCTCCCTGCGCCAGGAAACCAAACTCCTAGCTGACGCAAAGGGCCGCAACGAAGTCGCCACCGAACGACTGCTCGGGGGTAGCTGGTCAGAAGAAGCAGAACTCGACTCGCTCATGCTCGAAGAGCAGGCACGACAAATCATGGGACGGAGTGAGTAAGCGATGCCCGTGCCACCCGAGTACAACATCATCACCAAGGACGAAAAAGAAATCGCCGCCCGGTTCCTGCGGATCCTCATCTGGGCGAGAGACGCGGCCCAGCAGGGTAAGCTCCCGAAACGACACGTCCCCCACTTCAGCGATTGGACCACAGGAGAAGGGGTGAGTGCCAAATGGAGAGGGTGGGACTTCACCCTCTACGACACGCGCGGAGATCTCGCCTGCTTCGAGTCCGACCTATCCCCTTCGCTCGCCTTCCAGGGTATCGAGAGTGTGGAGGTTCGTGGCGGCAGGCTGACTAACCTAAACAGCCTTGTCGGAGCTGGTGCTCTAGGACGGGTGCTCTATCTCATATCGCAACGGACATGGGAACCACTACCCCACAGCCAGGCGATGTACCACCGAATCGAGCGACTCCTCGAAGAGGAAGGCATCAAAGTAGGAGCGCGCCCCGCGCCCAGGCCACCCTCCCCAGAACCGTCTACTAAGAAGCGCCCCGGTAGGGGCGCGCTCCCCGGTATAAACTTCCCCCGCGTCAAGGCGCACGTCGAGAGCACCCGCTACAAGGAACCTGCGCCGAAGACCGAGCCGAAGACCGAGAAAGAACCTACGCTGGTATGGGGTGACTACTCCGCACTGATCGAAGCTATCGGGCGCGCAGACCCGAAGAGGAAGAGGAAGCGTAAGAAGCCTACGCCACCTCCTACTCCCAAGAAGGTACGGGAGCCCAAGCCCAAGCCCAAGAAGGTACAGGAGCCTAAACCTAAGCGCCGCATCCCCTGGGACTTGGTGCTTATGTTGGCTGAGCTGCTTCTCGTGGGGGCGGTGCTCTACCTCGTCTGCACCCTAGGCCCCGGCAGCCCCTGGGTTATAATCCCCGGCTGGGTCCTTGTCTTCGTCGCTCTCTTAGGCCTTGCCGAAAGCACAAAACCCGACGACCAAGACGAATGAATGGAAACCACATGACCACCCTATCCGAACACGATGCCCGCATCCGCGAGCTCAACGCCGACGACGCCTGGCTCTACGACGCACCGAGCGTTGCCACCTACCCCGTACCGAAGATGCCGCCAGTGCGCACCCTCCGATACACCTACTTGCGCCATGCAACTGACCGACGCAAGTACCCTCCGCTACGCTCCCTGCTGGCGTGGGTACCCCGACCGAACAAGAAGGAGAACTAACCATGTACCATTACATCTACCGCGAAGATGACTACAGCAAGCGCGAGGAAGAAAAGCGCGAGGAAGAAAAGCGCGAGGAAGAAAAGCGAAAGAAGGGAATGAGCGCGAAAGAAAAGCGCGCGAAACGCAAACGCCGTAGCTCCTCCTCGGGCCCAGACTCGATCGTAGGCCTGCCGTCCTTCTTCACCTTGAGCCAGGACAACTAATGACCGACTTCTACACCAACGAAAATCGCGAGCGCATCCTCCGCGCCTTACCGGACGGCTGGGCAGAAGCCTTCTACAGTGCGCTACGCCTACGCCGCAACTCCCCCATCGCTGACTTCCGCGCCGCCTACAACCAGGCGCAAAAGCTCATCTCCAACAGATTGGACACGCAAGAAGTGCCGCTGCCACGGAGTATCTTGTTCGAGTGGGCGGTGATGGAAGCACGCAAGACACCGCCCACCCATCAATTGCAGGCAGAGGCTGTCTACGACCTCATCCAGGCGCTTACTAGACCCTGCAAGAAGCAGCGCCTGGAGGCTCTAGCTGATGCGTGTCGAGCCCTCTGCCTCTGGACCAACATACGAAGGGTAACCCGATGATGAACCTCTACACCGACGAACAACGCGAGCGCATCGCCGCCCAGATGCCTCTCACCTGGAGGAAGACCCTGCACAGGGTATGGAACCTGCGCCCAGACTCGACCGACAAGAGCTGGGACAGTGCCCTCTGGCGCATCGACAAGCTCACCTCCCTCCCGGCGGGTGCGCACGAGATGGACCAGATCCGTAGCATGTGGCTCTTCGCGGCAATGTACATGGTCGAGCGGCACGCCGACCAGTTCCACCACAAGCTACAGTCCGAGGTCGTGTACCACCTCATCGCCGCCCTCATCTGCGACGAGTGGGCAGGGCGCGTCCGAGAACTACGACACGCCGAGCGAAAGCTTGAAGCCTGGCGTGACACCCAACGAAAGGAGAACTCATGACCTACATGTACAACGACGAGAACCGCGAGTACATGGCCTCGATGCTTCCCGACGAGTGGCGCGACACCTTCCGCGCTGTCTGGAACCGGCGCCCCGAGTCGTCCGACTCGGATAAGGCAGAAGCCACTAAGAAGCTCATTGACCTCGCGCTCTCCAAGCGCGAGCACGAGGTAGACCCGGAGAACGTAGCAGAGCTCAACTTCTCCTCCGCAATGGTAGTGCTGAACGCAGAGGAGTTCGGCAGCACCAAGCACGCCCTGGCTTGCTCCTACCTCCTTAAAGCGGCGGCGTGTGACAACCCCACCGAGCGACGACGCTGGCTCGAACTAGCCGAAGTCTACCTGCGCGTCAGTGACCGTACCCAAGACTAGAAAGGATAACTCATGACCACCAAATACAACCGCAACACCATCGTTACGTTCGGTTCCCTGAGCAACTACGGCCAGCTCACCCCGGTCGCCCGCGAGCGCATGGAAGCACTCATCGACCCCGAGCTTCTGTATCACCCCAGGGAATCCTCGGACTGTGCTAGGTACCCGATCTACAGCTACACCGAGGCCGTAGCGTGCTCCGGCCTCGAATTCGCCTCGGTCATCGGTGAGGGTGAAGTGCTCATCAGGGAAGCCGCCTTCAACCAAGGAAAGGGTGGGAAGCTTCTCCTGCGGACTAGTGGTGGCAGCTTCACGGGGGAGGTTCCTGTAGCGTGCGCCACCGACCCGGACTCGCTCATCGGTGAGACTCTAGATGGGGTGCATCTCCCCGGTGGGTACGAGATCATCGACGTCTACCAGGCGCCCCGCTCCGGGCGACTCTTCGTAGCCTTCGCTCGCAAGGACGAAGAGCAATGACTCTGACCGAGGGCATGAAGATCATCTCGCACCGCACCAGCGAGGAGCGCCCCGAGTTTCACATCGCCACCTGCGAAGTGTTCATCCAGGCCACGAAGCGAGTCGAGAAGATGCCGCTCATCTTCCGGTTCGCCGCCGACCACAACGGCACCCCCGGCGTCTACGCCCACGTCGCCCAGCTCAACCGCATCATGGGCTTCAAGGCCGGCGTCATCAACGGATGGATTCGCGAACGCGCCAAGGACGAACGAAGCGTCGTGACCTTCCCCTCCCCCATCATCAAGGGGCTCCTGGCGGAGAAGCGGGGCGGCGGGACACGCGCGCAGGGTGTGTCCCTGGAGTTCGTCATTGCCGAACTGAGCCGCGTGCAAGGCCGCGACCGAAACCGAGTGCTCAGCTACCTGCGCCGATGGCTCTACGTCGTACAGCAAGGCTACCTCTACCCCGGCTCGGGGCACGTGGGGCTGCCTGAGAGCGTGCGAGAGCTGCCGCCCTGGGACACTACGCCCAGTGGCGCAGAGTCATTCGAGCCGGGGGGCGTGCCGGTGCTGTGGAAGACCTCGGAGCACAAGAAGGGGCTGGAGCGAGAAGCTGCCGATGCACTCAAGGAGCTCTCCGAGCGTATTGCTACACTGGCAGTCAAGGCACTGCAAGATGCGAGCGTGCCCGGCAACGTAGCTATGAGCCTCACCAAGCTCCGCTACGACCTGCAACAACTTGAAGAAAACCTACAGAAGGAGATGAACCAATGACACCCGAACCGATGAGCTACCACGACGTGAAGCGTCTGGCCGGTGAAGTGTACGAGTATGAGCAGAAGAAGCGAGAGGAAGAAAGCGATGACTTTCTCTTCGGGCTCGCGTTCCTCGCCTGGATTTCGAGCTAGTAAGGAGGATACGAAGATGCCCGAAAATGTTTGCCTTCCCCTCGGGGTGCCGTATAACGTCGTGATGAAGATCCATGACGGGAACCTCGAAAACACCTTCTCAAGTGACGGAATGACGCTACGAAACGTCCGCGTGGTCAGTGACGGTGGCGGCAACGCCCGCTACGAATTGCTATTCAGCCGGGTCGCGTGGAAGCCCACGCCGGTCAAGCCCAGGCCGCTGGACTGCATGGTGCGCATCAAGGACCAGCCGACCGGACTCTTTGGACCCGTTCTCGCCGGGTGGAAGGACATGACCGTTCGACGCATGGCGCTCAAGCTTGCCGAGGAGGTCAAAATCCTGCCCGAGGCGGTGCCCTTTGTCGCAGAGGATAAACGTTCCTACCGTGTACTGACCATCGCCAAGGTGACGGAAGAGAAGGCGGTTCAGGGGGTGTACGTCCCCAAGCGTGGCGATACCGAGACGAAGTTGGTCACAACCAAGCGTTTCCACTTCCGTGACCGCTGGTACGCCAACCCCGACGGCGATGAGCTATCGTTCCGATGCTCCAGTTACAAGGCGCTGCTCGGTAAAGACCTGAGCACGATGCTTCCGCGGAGCGATTACCGACTCGTTGTCCGTATGGTACTCCCCAAGAGCGCTGGCTCCCCGTTGGGCGCCTTGCTCGCAGAGCTCATCAAGAAGTAACCCAAAGAAAGAAAGAAAGGAGGCGGGGTTTATGACTGACCGCCGCATCACCGTAAACCCCGCCGCCGTCTATGACGAGCTGGACAAGATTCACTCGTACCGGGAGATTATGCTCGGGCACCTCGCCTTCCTCAACTCCCACCCTGACAAGGCGGTAGCCGAAGCTGCCGCACCCTTCACCCTCACCGCCTCCGAGTTCCTAGACTCCCTCAACGCACTGGAAGACCTGCTGACCGAGGAGTGGGATGGGGACGATGAAGACGACCTAGAAAGGATTGACGAATGACTGAGATCCCCGTATGGATCAAAGCTAATCTGATTTCGTTCGGAGCCGAGCGCCCCGGACTGACCATGCTCACCAAAGAGCCCACCGACCCGAGCGCGTATCAACTCGCGTTCACTGCCCTGCCCGGCTTGTACACCCCCTCATGGCAGGGCAACGAGCCGACGACCTACGGCGCAGACCCGGCTGACTACGGACTGCCCACCCTATACTCCCCACAGGCGGAGAAGCCAGACTACATCGGATTCGCTAACGCTATCCGACCCGTCGCCAACGACATCATCCTCAACAGCTTCGCCACCACGTTCAGCCGTGCGCTGCTGACCAGCATCGTCAATGTCTACGCCTGGGCGAAGGCCTCCCGATACTTCCCCGACGAGGACGAAGCCGCGCGAGGACGAAAGGAGCTACGACTGCTCCAGGCGGCAGGCATCAAACTCCCCGACGACCTGGAATGGGGCTCCCGCTCCGTCGTCCGCAACAAGGCGTTCACCAACGCACTTAGCAAGCTCAAGCTCTCCGCCCCGGAGCCCGTGGAAGGCGTGAATGACCTGTACACGGCGACTCTGACGGTGGAAGATACGGAAGGAACTAATGACTAACTCCCCGAACCTCGGTAAGCACGGAAAGCTCTACGACATCCAGGCTATTGCCACCGCCACAGGCTACACCCGCGCGAATATCTATCACGCTCTCAACAGCAAGAACTTCCCGGCACCGGCAGTGACCTACAACCGGGGCAAGGACCTTGGGGAGGGACGACTATGGCGGGAAGAGGACATCCTGGCGTGGGCGGGGCTAACAATGTCGCAGAAGATGCGAGGCGAAGGCTCTAACGTACCGGACGTATCCCGCGTCGACGACTACGCCACTGGCGACAGCTCCGGTCTTATCGTCTGCACCATCACCGGAGGCGCTGACGGCTTCCTGAGCGCCGCGAAGTCCGTGGAGTACTCAGCAGGTGGTCTAACCCGTGAAGAAGCCGCTGAGGTGGCGTTGAAGGCCGCACAGGGGGCATCCCGTGCCGAAGCGTAGTAAGAAACGTACCGGGTGGGGTGCGAAGAGCGGGCTCACCTACAAGCAGTCCCCGCAGTGGCGGAAGATTCGGCTCGATGTGCTCAAGAGAGACGGTTTCCAATGCAGGGCAATCAACGCCGTGACCAACCAACGCTGTACCGCCAAGGCGACGGACGTAGACCACATTGACGGGCCGAGTAACGACCCGAGCAACCTCGTTGCCCTGTGTGGGTACCACCACCGGCGCAAGACCAGCGCTGAGACGGCCCGGAAGAACCGCGAGAGCCTGCAGAGGCTTAGGCGAATGTCGGGGCAGACGGTCCGAGGTCTGGGCGGGCGAGAAATCCTCCGCAAGGACGCGCCGTTGGGCGCCCGCATCGACTGGAGTAAATACAAGGCTTCCGGTAAACTAGGAAGTGCTATAGGTAGGGGTACCGAAAGCAGTTAGGTAATAACGGGAGAGCCACCCATGAACAGGAGTTCGAGGGTGGCTTTTCTGTACCCTCGAACTGGGGCTCTCCGGCTAACTTCTATATAAACTTTCCGTACGCGCGAGTTTTAGCGTCATTTAGCGCCAAACCCCTAGTCAGTGCGTTTTGACCCTAAAAAATTTTAGCGTCACTTTAGGGTCATTTTAGGGTCAATGACGCTAAATTTAGAGTCAAAGGTGAAGTAGCCCACACAGAAAACAGAGCCTCTGTGACCGCCGACACTACACCTAGTGACCCCGCTCACAACAGGTAGGAAAGCCACGTGAGCTACCTCTCCACAAATCCAGATTTTAGCGTCAGTGACACTAAAGTGACGCTAAAATGACGCTAAAAAAATCTAGGGTCAAAACGCTCTGACTAGGGGTTTGGCGCTAAATGACGCTAAAACTAAAAAAGTTTATATACTTTTCTCGGGAACCGCCGAAAAAGGAGCGCCAGAGCATGACCAACACCCCCCTCGAAAAGGACGTCGAGAAGTACCTCGTGAAGCAGTGCGCTAAGCGTCGTTGGCTGAGCTACAAGTTCCTCTCCTCGGAGACGGGGGTACCCGACCGGATCGTTATCCTCCCCGGCGGGGCTGTCTGGTTCCTCGAACTCAAGCGAGCGCGAGGCGGGCGGCTCTCTGCCCGGCAGAAACACATCATCAACAAACTCGACATCATCGGCGCGAACGTCGCGGTGCTCTACGGGCACGAAGGCGTAGCGCAATGGCTCGCAGACCGCGACAGCGAGCGTTAGACGAAAGGACCGCATCGTGACCACCGACCCTATCCTGTTCGCTCGCCCCTACCAGGTGGAGGCGATTGACCACCTCCACCGCCCCGGTAAGGGCAAGGCTCTCATCCTTGATATGGGCCTCGGTAAGACCTTCATCTGCCTGCAGGCACTCACGAAGGCACACCTGCCCGCCCTCATCGTCGCTCCCAAGCGTGTAGCCGAGTTCTCCTGGGCAGCGGAGCGCGACAAGTGGGCACCGCACCTGTCCATCACCGTTGTGAAGGGCACCCCGCAGAAGCGAGCCGCTGCCCTCGCTGTGGATGCAGACCTGACCATCATCTCCCGCGAGAACCTGGCGGAGGCCGCGCAGAAGGCTGCCTCCGGTTACTTCAAGACCCTCATTATTGATGAGCTCTCCGGCTACAAAAACCAAGCGACACGGCGTTTCAAGGGCGCATCAATCATCACGCCCTTCGTAGACCACGTGTGGGGTCTGACTGGTACGCCCACCCCTAAGGGGCTTATGGATTTGTACGCCCAGATCAAGTTGCTGGATGGTGGGTTGGCGCTGGGCCGCACGCTCACCACCTTCCGTCAGCGGTACTTCCACCCGACCCAGCGCTTCGGCAGCTTCACTGACTGGGTGCCGAAGCCGGGAGCCGACAAGAAGATTTACGATGCAATCTCCCACCTCGCCCTGTCGATGGGCACCGAGGGTCGCGTCGAGCTGCCCGAGGTCACCTACGTGACTCACCCGGTGCGCATGACGGCGACCGCGGTGAAGGCGTACAAGCGGATGCGAGATGAAATGAGCGTCTGGTTGGCCTCGGAGGGCGAGGAAATCTCCGCCCAGAACGCCGCAGTCGCCTCTAGCAAGCTCTCACAGATCACCAGTGGCTTCTTGTACCATGAAGCCGGCATCGACGCTCCAGCGAGCGCTGAGCGCCCGTTCACGGTGCTTCACCGCGCCAAGCTCGACAAGCTGGAGGACCTGGTGGAAGCCGCCAATGGCTCCCCGGTGCTGGTCTTCTACCGCTTCGCCGCCGAATTGCAGATGCTCAAGGCGCACCCGAAGCTCGGCCCGCTGGTGAGCACCGTCAAGGACAAGGATTTCGTAGACCGCTGGAACAATGGCGAGATTCCCATCCTTGCCGCGCACCCCGAGTCCATCGGTCACGGTCTGAACCTGCAGAAGGGCGGCCACATCGCCGTCTGGCTGTCTCTGCCGTGGAGCAGTGAGGCGTGGTTGCAGTCCAATAAGCGCCTTCACCGTAGCGGGCAGGAGCACCCTGTGACTATTCACATCCTGGAGGTTCCGAACTCGATTGACGAGCACGTTTACGCGCGATTGACGCACAAGGTGGACGCACAGCAGGCTCTTTTGGACTACCTCAAGAAGGAAGACGACGGTCCGGGTGTGTAGAATGGGCACGCAACGAAAAACCCCCGGAGCTAAGAACTCCGGGGGTAACACCCAACCACATCAGTGACTCTCGACAAAATAGATCCACGTTAGGAGAGATTGTACCATGTCCGTACTATCCCCATCAACAACTACGGTGGCCGCCGACATCCGCTCAGAGAAGCGGTTCCCCGTAGAGTTCGCGCAGGGCACCAGCGCGAACACCACCGCCCTGCAGTACAGCCTCGATGACTTCCTCGACATGCTCCGCTCACCCGGAACGCAGAAGAACGCTCGCTCGTACCTGCCCGGCGAGCTGCGCGGGCACCACCGTAGCGGCGACAACGTGATTGGTCGTAGCGTCATCACCCTCGATCTGGACGGAGCCTCCGCAGAGGGCTTCACGGAGCTTCTGAGCTACCTGGATGACGTGGCGGTGCTGTGGCACACGACCTTCTCGCACTCTCCGCAAAAGCCCTCGTACCGCGTGCTCATCCCGCTCGATGGGATGGTCACCCCCGACGTGTACACGCGCATCGTGCGTGAAATCATGCGCGCTGTGCCTCAAGCGGCGATTGACGCGGCGAGCGCCACCCCCAGCCAGATCATGTTCACTCCGGCGGCGAAGGATGAGAGCCTATACGAGTACGGGAGCGAGCTGAACCGCCCTCTGGCCTCTGGTGCGCTGTTCCAGAGCGCCCCGGACTCCCCTGAAGGTGTTGTCTCCCTCGGTCGAGTGCGAAAGAAGGACCCGCTGACACTCAAGGGCATAGCGGGGGAGTTCTGCAAGCACTACCAAGACCTCGATGAGCTGATTGAGGTCTTCAAGCTCCCCTACGAGCGCGTAGGAAGCCGCTTCCGGTACATCCACGCCGACAAAAGCTCCGCTCCCGGCATGAGCCCACTGCCCGATGCCCCCCTGCTGTATTTTTCCAACCACGGCAGCGACCCGGCGAGCGGTCGAGCACAGAACGCCTTCGATTTAGTGCGAATCCACAAGTTCGGAGCCCTCGATGCAGGGTACGAGGGCGCAGTCATCCACTCTCCGTCCTCTCTGGCGATGAAGAACTTCTTGGCCACGCACGAGGGCTTCCGACAGCGCCGGGCAGATGCCGCCTACGGCAATATGGCGCGCCCCGACGCTGCCAGTATCCCGCTGACCACTTCGGAGGCTGTCTCGACCCTCACGCAGGAGCCTGAGCCCGCTCATGAGTCCGAGGAAGACGAGGAACCGGGCTCTGGTAGCCTCGACTGGACAAGCCAACTCATCCGGCACGAGAAGACCCTGCAGGTCGAAGACCGCATCGAGAATTACGACCTCATCTTCATGAACGACCCCATCTTCAAGTCCCTCTGGTGGAATGTGCGCGGTGATTACGAGGCAATCATGGGTGAAGACTACGACTTGAGGGACGGAAGCCCGCCGCAGGTGAATAATGCGGACGTGAGCGGTCTGAAAGACCATATCGAGCGGCAGTACCAGATCCGGCGAGTCACCCGACAGCGAGTGGATGACCTTCTCGGGCGCGTGCGCCGTGAGCGGCGCATCGACCCGGTGAAAAAGTACCTGCAGAGCCTTACGTGGGACGGCATACCCCGCTTGGAGACGTGCCTACCCGGTGCTGAGGACACCCCGTACAACCGCATGGTCGCTAAGCGTGCCCTGCTTGGCGCAGTAGCTCGTGCGTTCAAGCCCGGATGCAAGGTAGACCAGTCCCTTATCCTCTTCGGCGGGCAGGGTGTCGGTAAAACCACCTGGATTGAACGCATGGCTCGTGGGTACACCGCCAGCCTGGGCGACATCCAGAACAAGGACACGCTCATCTCGGCTTCGCGCTCGTGGATTATGGTGTCGGATGAGGGCCACGCCCTGAACAACGCCGACTTCAATGAGCTCAAGGACTTCTTGACCAGGCAGAGGGACGTGTACCGCTTGCCGTATGACCGTTCGGCTACGGAAGTACCGCGCCGGTGGGTCGTCTGGGGCACCACCAATGATCCGATGATGCTACGTGAGCGTGACGGTAACCGCCGCTTCCTCATTGTCGATGTTCTGGAGCAGATGGACTTCGATAAGTACACCCCCGAGTATGTGGACCAGGTGTGGGCAGAAGCGGTGGCGTTGTACCAGGACGGCGAGCGCCCCGTGCTCTCTCCTGCAGAGGAAGCGCTGGCAGAGCAGGCTCGGAAGTCTCACACGATGGAGGACAACCTCGTGGCTACCATCACCGAGGCGCTGGAGTCCCCTGTGCCTCTGGCGTGGGAGCGTATGTCCATGCCCGAGCGTAACCAATGGCTCCAGGATAAGAGCATGGGCACGGAGGATAAGTCTGCGCCTACGGCTCCCCGCTCGTTCATCACACCTGCCGCTGTGTGGGTGGAAATCATGCGCAAGGGTCTACCCGATATGTCCTTGCGTGACCAGAACCGCATCACAGCTGCCTTGGTCAGCCTTACCCGTAAGGGTGTGCTGGTCCAGGAGGAAGGAAGGCAGCGAGTCGGTTGCTACGGCTCGCAGACCGTCTTCCGTGTCACCTACGCTGATTAAGCGTGGGCTATCTCACCAACGCCCGCTTGAAACGGTGGCGGCTCCGGTGCAATACTGGAATCACCCCGCCTCAAGCGGGCTCTACATGAAAGGAAAAGTGAATCATGACCCCCCTCAACTCTGAGGCAAGCGCCGCCGCCATGACGGACGCGGCCACCATCATCATCAAGGAGCTGCAGACCATTGCCGCCTCCTTGGAGGATTTGACGAAGCGCGTCGAAGCGCTTGAAAGTGGTGGCACCCCCACCCGAGAAGTCACCTTCGAGCAGATGCGGGCAGCCGTCCTAGAGCTGCAGGAGCTCGCCGGGGAGCAGGCAAAATCGCTTGTGCAGACCGTGCTCTCCACCCGTGGCTTCTCCCGAGTCTCGGAGGTTCCGGTAGCAGACCGCGCCGACATCCTGAGCAAGCTGGAGCGCGAGATCGCGAACCGAAAGAACAGCGCGGATGCCTGACGTACACGCCAAGCTGTCCCCCTCCTCCAGCCACCGCTGGCTCAACTGCACGAAGTCCTTCGACCTCATCGAGTCGGCTAAGGTACCCGAGCAGACAGCGGGCCTGGCGGCTGAGGAGGGAACTCTAGCCCACGCTGTGCTGGAGAACCTGATGAACCAGGCGCTCGGCAAAGTCTCTGCCGCGGAGTTCAAGGCAGAGCGCAAGCGACTCGCGGAAGAAGCCGAGAAGTTACTGGGTCGCCCCGCGATTTCCGAAATGGAGCAGTTCGCCTCCGGGCAGGTCGAGTTCATCCTCGACATTCTCCGGGACGACCCCACCGCCTTAGTTCTCATCGAGCAGCGTGTGTGGGTTTCGGAGCAGTGCTTCGGTACCGCCGATGCTATCGTCATTAGCGGCGATACGATGTACGTCGTGGATTACAAGTACGGCGTAGGCTTGCCGGTCAGCGCAGTCGAGAACTCGCAGTTGCTCCTGTACGGAGCCGGTGCCCTGCGCATCTGGGAGCTGGTGTACGACATCCAGACCGTCGAGCTTCACATCTTCCAGCCGCGTCTGCGCAGTCACAGCGAGTATGTAGTCACCGCTGATGAGCTGCGAAGCTGGGTAGACACGAAAGTGCTACCAGCGATTGACGAAATCAACTCCTCCACCGGCTCGTTCTGTCCGAGCGATAAGATTTGCCAATGGTGCCCCGCCAAGGCAATCTGCTCGGCCCGAGCAAACGCCATGTGGGGATTCCTCCTACAAGAAGGGATGCTGACCGATGACTAACGCCCCGGTCCTCACACCCCCCGGCGAACTGACCGTCGATCAGCTCGCCAAGGTCGTACTGAACGCTTCGGCTATCAAAAAGTGGCTCACCGATGTAGAAGCACACGTGCTCACCCAAGCCTACGATCACGGGGTGCAATTCCCCGGAGTCAAGGTCGTGCGCAATGCTTCTCGACGCACCATCAAGGACCCCGAAGGCTTCCTCCGCGCCCTTGAAGAGGGCGGCCTGAGCACCGACGGGTTGAGCCAGAAGATCGTGAAGCTGGAAACCATCACCAACCTTGAGAAGAAGCTCGGCTCCAAGCTGGAGGACACTCCCGCAAGCGAGTTCGTCACCAAGACCACCGGGAAGCTTGCTCTCGCCCCGGAGAGCGATAAGCGCCCGGCAGAAATCAAGGCCGAAGCTGCTGCCTCGGCCTACGAAAACCTCAATATCTAACCACTGAAAGGAAACCAATCCAAATGGCTACCAACGCAATTACCCTTGGCCGCGTCCGTTTTTCCTACGTCAAGCTCAAGGACCCGTCCCGCGTGGCTCCCGACGGCTCGCGCGAGTACGTCCCGCAGGCAACCGTAGACCGCATCATCGCGGAGCAGGGCAAGGACAGCAAGGAAATTGCTGACTTGAAGTACGGTATCAACCTGATTATCGGCAAGGAAGATAAGCAGGTCGGCACCGACAAGCTGCTGATGGAGGCACTGGGCGAGAAGGTCGAGGTCGCGATCACTGAGGCGGTCGAAGCGAAGCGCATCACTAAGGCGCAGGCCGAACTTCTGCGCAAGCACTGGTACGACAAGGGCGCACTGAACATCGCTTCCAACGGCAGCCTCAAGACCACCATCCGCGACAGCGACGTACAGGGCGATGAGCCCACCCCGGCACACTTGGTGAACACCTACAACTTCAACATCTCTCCGGGTGCCAAGCGTGGCCCGGTCCCCACCTTCAAGTGGGGTATCAACCCGTCTACTAATAAGCAGGGTCCGGTCAGTGTGGATGTCGAAGAGATTCACTCCGGTGACTACGGCTTCGTAGAGCTGGTCCCCTTCGTCTACAAGTTCGCGGGAAGCACTGGTCTGACCTTCTTCCTGAACTCGATCCTCAAGACTCAGGACGGCGAGCGCCTGGACGGTACCCGTGACGCAGGCGCGGCCTACGAGGGTATGGGCGACTACATGGCAGAGGTAGCAGACGAGGGCGCATCGGAGTTCGCGGCACCCACTGCTGAGTCGATTGACGACGTGCTGTAGACTGTAACTATTCCACACGAACCCCCGGCACGGATTCTACCCACGTGCCGGGGGTTTCCTCTAGGAGACTCCTATGGAAACACTGATGTTCATCGACTTTGAAACGTACTCTTCGGTGAACCTGCGCGACTGCGGAGCGTACCCGTACATGGCCTCGCCCGACTTCGCGCCCCTCATCATGACCTACCGCTATGGCGTGGATGGGGAGACGAAGATCGCTCAGGGCGAGGCCGAGATCAAGTGGGCTCTCCGTGGGCTGAACGAGCGTGAACACGTCACCTTCGTAGCGCACAACGCTAACTTCGAGCGCCTGGTGCTCTCGCGCATCTTCAACTACGCGCCGGGTACCTTCATCCCCCCGGAGCGCTTCATCGACACTATGGCGATGGGTCGCTCTCTGGGCTTCCCAGGCAGCCTGGCTGACCTGTCCCGCGCTCTGCATGTGGAGGAGAAGGACTCTGCCGGTACCGCTCTGATCGCGATGTTCTGCGTGCCGAGCAAGAAGACCGGGCGCGCAATGACCCCCGAGGAGCGCCCCGAAGAGTGGGCAGCGTTCTGCCGCTACGCCATTCAGGACGTCGATACGATGGTCGAGGTCTACACGGAGCTGACCACCCGCTACGGTGGCTTCCCCAAGGGCGAGCGCGAGGTGTGGAACGCCGACCAGCGCATCAACGACCGGGGCATCCTCGTAGATGCGGAGCTGGCGGTTCGGTGTATGGACATCGCCGCCGCGGTTAAGAACTTGCACCTGCAGCGCATGGGCGAGATCTCCGGGCTCGCCAATCCCAACTCCGTAACCCAGGTCCTGTCCTGGGTGGACCGCCGCCTGGTTGAGGCGGGCGTGATGGAGATGCCCAAGGACCCCCCGATACTACCCGAGGCGGACGCCCGATGGTACGAACAACACAATATTCAACCCCCGCCGCCCAAGCCCCTGTTCAAGGACACGGGCGAACCACTCTATAGCATGAACAAAGCGTCCGTGGCTTACCTGCTGTCCCGAACTGACTTGCCCCGAGACGTGCGTTCCCTCCTCGAAGAGCGCGCGGCATCCAATGCAGCAAGCGTCGCCAAGTTCAAGGCAATGATGAACCGCCTTGGCGTTGGTAATCGCGTTCGCGGCACCCTACAGTACTTCGGCGCCCACACCGGGCGCTGGGCTGGGCGTGGTGTTCAGTTGCAGAACCTCCCGAGCGTCACTGCGGGCGACGACGAGAAGACACAGGCGTTCGTGGATCGCGTGATGAACGAGCCTGCCGAGAATTTCAGCATCTCGGAGCTCAAGCCGCTCATCCGTGGAGCGCTCATGGCACCTGCAGGGCAGACCCTCACCGTCTGCGACTACAGCGCGATTGAGGCGCGCGTGCTGGCGTGGCTCGCCGGTGAGGAGTGGGTGCTCGAAGCGTTCCGGGCTGGTCGCGACATCTACATCGAGACTGCCGCTCGAATGTTCCACGTGCCCTACGAGGAAGCGAAGCCCCTGCGCAAGAAGGGTAAGGTTGCAGTCCTCGCCCTGGGCTACGGTGGCGGCATCAATGCGCTCAAGGCGATGGGTGCTGAGGGTACCGACGCGGAGCTTGAAGAGATCAAGCAGACGTACCGGGCGGCTAACCCGCGCATCACAAAGTTCTGGGCTGACATGGACCGCGCGATGCGCAACCGCTCCGGGCGCGTCGGAGAGTACATCACCGTACACCCGAAGGCTAACGGTCTGGTCACAATCAAGCTGCCCAGTGGCCGCGAGCTGTTCTACCATAAGCTTCACTTCCGCACCGTCTCCAAGTTCGATAAGGAAGTGGAAGCTCTGCACTTCCTCGACCCCAAGAGCCACCGAGCCGTCATCCCCACCTACGGAGGGCGACTGACTGAGAACGTGACGCAGGCTGTAGCCCGCGACGTTCTGGCTCATGCTCTGGTAAACCTTGACCGAGAGGGCGTGCCGGTCGTCGCGCACGTTCACGATGAGGTCATTGCCGAAGGCGGGGTAACCGTGGAGCGAATGAAGGAGCTGATGGGCGCAGGAGTGGGCAACCCGCTCGCGCCGCTCTGGGCTGAGGGTCTGCCGCTCGCCGCAGAAGGCTACTACTGCGCTCGTTATCGAAAGGAGTGATGATGCGTCACGTCTCTGTTCCAGCCCCGCGAACACCGCCACCCATCCCGCGACCCGCCCGGTGCGTCTCGTGCCGCGTACCGTGGGAGACAATCAATCCCCGGTGCGAAACCTGCATCCACCGTGCGTATAAGGCAACGCTAGACCTCATCGAGGCACTAACATGGGATTACGGGTACAACTACTCGGAGCAGCTGGAGCTGACCGGGGACGTATCCAAGAGCATTATCGAGAAAGGAATCCTGAACATGGAAGCCGAAGCACCACGCGCTGACTTGGCTATTGACCCGGTCAATCCGCATCACTACGACCCTATCTTCTTTGTGGATTTGGAGAAACACATTAACAAGATGCCGTACTTTGCGGGAGCGGCGCTCAAGTATTTGTGGCGCGCGCCGAGCAAGAACGGAGTGGAGGACTTGGATAAAGCGCGCAAGTGTCTACAGCTCCACCTACAGTACGCGATGTGGACCCGCGAGCGACCGACCCCTGGCGTTGCGGGACTCATCGTGGAGATGGACCGCGAGTGGGAGAAGTACCTTGCGGATGAAAATCTCTACGTCCTGCGCAAGGCGCAGATGCGAGCCGTCATGACGGCGGCGAAGTGGCTTGCCGGCTACGACGCTGAGCCGAGCCACGCGATCAGCGAATACCAAGCCGCCCTCCGAGGCGCATAGCAAAAACCCCCACACCGACAGCTCGGGTGTGGGGGTTTCCTCTACATGAAAGGCTGTGAGGAGCCTTCCGAAATAGTATAGCAGAGTGGCTATACCGGTATGATGACCGTTGATTACTTCGATGAAGTATCTTCGATCGCTCCTGCGCAGGAGGGGCTTTCGCCCTTATGCACTTAGTATAGCAGAGTTGCTACTGCTCGGTGGACTCCTTCGCTTCGCTCAGGATGCCCTGAACCTCGGTGCCGTGGTCCGACTCCGCAAGCGGGTTAGCCGGGGCTGGTGCCTCCATCAGTGCGGCGACGACAGCTGCCGCCACCTTGTCGAGGTTCGGCTCCTCCGTCGCAGTCTTGACGTTGCGGATAGCCATAATCATACCGCCGATGTTCGGCAGCAGCACCACGAGAAGCGCTACCCACAGGTCCGCCTTATCGGGGGTGATGATGCCGTAGGCTACCGCCAGAGCGGAGATCGCAGTAATCACGCCATAGCTGGCTAGGCGCTTGCCTGCGTTCACATCGTAGTTCTTGTTCATCGTTTCCTTCCTAGTTGAAGAAGCCCCGACCCCACGTGGTGCCGGTCTGTCCGTCATCAGGGCCAACCGCAATGTAGCGGCGCTGGCCGCTGTAGGATACGTAGCTGATCCAAGCGTAGCCGTTCGCCAGCACGTAGCTGTCATAGCGGATAGCTGAGCCGGGGCGGTACAAGGCCACCGAGGGGCTGTACGGGTCGGTATCGCGCGATACCTCCAGGGTGCGGTCCGGGTAGAACACGCCAGACATTGCTACACGGCGAGGCGCTGCAGGGGTAGCCTGAGCCACGGACGCCGCACGGGGAGCCGGAGCGGGCTCATTGACCGAACCGCCAGTGCCGCCTGCGTGCGCCTGCACTCGCTCCATGAAGAAGTCCCAAGGGAAGTCGGGGCCAGGGTCGCTGTGGTCAGTCTCGCGGAAGACCCGCGCCAAGGCCGCGTGGGTGGTGATGCCCGCTTCGCCCCGGGCAACCTGCTCGTCGGTCAGCACACGCACGGGGATGTCGTGACGCTTGCAGATGTCGGCAGTCAGGGCAGCGGTTCGCTCCAGCATAGCGCGGGAGTAGTCGTCCAGCCAGTCGGCGCGGGACTGCGCGGCGCGGCCCGCCATTTCAATCTGGATGCCGTTCAGGTTACCAGTCGGGCCGCTGGCCCACGCATAGTCACCCTCATTCACACACTGAACGATGGAGTTGTCGTCCACGCAATAGTGGGCGCTTGCCTGCGCGTTCGGGTTGGTGAACCAGCCAGCGCCGATGTTCTCCGCGATGGAGCTGTTCTCTCCAGTCTCCATAGTATGCAGTACGACCCACTTCGACTTGCGGTCGTAACTGCCTGAGTTGCTAAAGTTAGGCGATACAGCGATGCTGTCCGCCAGCGGGCTATCCTTCTCCAACAGAAGCATTACTCTTCCTCCTTCTTCTTCTTCTTGGTCTTATCTAAAGCAGGGTGTCCGGGCTGAAAACTCGTAGTCCACAGCTCACGGCTCACCCATTCCTCCACCTCACCAGGCAGAGGCGGCGGCGGGGGCGGGGAACCGGCGGCGATATGGGCATCGAGCCGGTTGATGTGCGAGATCGCGATGCTCATCACCCAACGCGCCTTGTCCGCCGTCGAGTGCGCCTCGGCTTCGCGGGTGCGAACCTCGGACTCTAGCGAACGCCGAGCGTCCGTCTCCTCGCGCAGGTGCTTCTCCAGGTCACCAATACGGCGCTCCAGAGCCTCAATAAGCACCTTATTCGACTCATGCTTGGCCTGCTGCCGACCCGTGATGAACGCGAAGAACGCGGGGATTAGGGTACCGAGGATTACACCCCCGAGCGCCCACACCTCCGCCGGAAATATGTCGGACTTCATTTACACCTCCATGCGGGCTGCCTTATCGAGTACTACCGGCATAGCCTTCTTGAGGTAACCAGCCATGACCTCGTGGACTCCATCGCCGGGGTGCAGGCCGTCCCCGTAATCGGCGGGCCGCAGGCCGATGTCCATGCGCCAGATTCGACGTGAGCCGCCCTCGACAGCGCCAGCCTGTGACACGCACGGGTTCCAGTCCACGACGCCGCCGCTACCGAACACGTGCGCCTTGTCGCCCTTGCGGATTAGCTTACCGTCGCCGTCCACCACGGCACAGCGCACGATGTCATCGCCTGTAGCGCCTGTTTCGACCACTGCCGACCAGTCGCGCCTCATAGGTGCCCCGTCGAGTAACCAGGCGTCCCATTTCAGGAAGCCCTCTACATCGGAGTTTGCAGTCTGCCCCTCGACGGTGCGCCAACCGTCGCGGCTCGTAGTCTGCGGCGTGAGCGTGGACTTCACGATACCCTGGATGCCGTCAGCGCGCAGCTTGCGCCAATGATCCAAGCCCAACACGAAATTTGCACCATTGATGCCCAGTGCGTCAAAGCACATAGTTGCGCTCTGGACGCTAGGATGATACAGAGCGGCGTAATCTTGCGTCGCGTGAGTGTAGCTTCGTCCACCTGTCGCATTTTTAGCCCAGGCGACACCGGCGGCGATAGCCCACCGCTGCACGTGGGGGCGGCTGAAATGCATAATCGAGTCGCCAGTCAGTACCCACGCAGGCTGGTCGGAGGGCGCCACGATTCGAGCCGGGCGAGCGCCCGGGAGGATGGTCGCTTCGCCAGTTATGCGGACACTATTCCAGGCAGTCTCGAACGTGTCGCCAAAGGCGGCCCACGCATCCACACCGGGCAGGTAGCCCACGGAATCACCCATAGGGCGGCCGCCCTCCGGCGCGCTGGTGAAACCATACCAGGTGATGACCTCGCCGCGGTTAGCCGTGACGGGTAGCGGGTCTGTCCTGACATGGACGATGCCATGTCCAGAGGCGGGGCGCTCCACACGTGCCGACAGCTTGCCGCCATCGAAGGTCACCGGCACCGGCTCGTCGTCACCGACAGCCACGGCCACTCGGATCTCTACGACACGCGCCACCGTGTCGTTCATCTGCACGTCAAACTCAGCGACGGGGTTTTCGACGTCCACCACGACAGGCAGTCGCGCCGCCACCAGTGAGCCGGTTTCCCGCGCGTTATTCGCGGGCGAGTTCATGAACGATCCGCCACCGATAACGTTCTTCACTGGTCCTTCCGGGGGGCGCACGACGCGCTGTCGGCGTTGAGGCACGACAGCCTCAAGTCCACGCGCTGCTGCCCACTTTGTGCCGTCCCAGAGCTTGAGCGTGACCTCACGCCCGGTCTGCATGTCGATAATTCGCATTAGGCCGCGGCTCCTTGCTTGGCGGCCTCATATGCGGCGCGGACCCATTCGGCGCTCTTTGCTTCGCCCTTCAGGAAGCCGACACCGGCGAGGTGGATTTCACTACTGTCGGGTGCGCCCCATGAAGCAATCTTCAGCGCGTCATTGGTGGAAGCGGAACCAGCCCACGGGATAGTAAGCACCTCTACGCCGTTCACGTAGCCGTGAATGGTGGTGCCATCCCAGGTCTGGACCAGTACGGCGATATCGCCGTCTGCCAGCGTGGGGACGGGGTTCACGGTGGTGGTCGTCGCGCCGCCGGCGCTCTGGAAATTGACCACAGTGCGATCCCCGTCCTTAATGGTCATCACTAGTAGCGACGGCATGGAGTTAGACCACAGCGCGGTGGCACTACGACTCTGGGTGTATTTGCGGTTAACCTTGTGGACCGAAATCGCAGTGTAAGCGCGCACTTCGGACGGGTTGAACTGCGCGGCGATAAAGCCGTTGCCGGTGGCTCGGGCGGAGGTTGCGCCAATGCCGATACCCGGAGCGCCGGGGTTGAGAGTGTTGCCATATTTGGTGATGAGAGTCAGCGGGGTAATGCCACGGTCGCGAGGAGTGGTCGCGCCGGGCGCATCATCCAGGCGGAAATAGGAGGTCAGCGGAAGCACTGCGTCATCGAACGGGGAGCTGGCAGTGTCAAACTCGAAGGACCACGAGGAGATAGTACCCACGGGGAAGGAGTACCCCTGCTTGGGCTTTGCAACCACCGTGACGGTCTTGGGGGGCACTACGGCGACAGTACCAGTGACAACGCGGCCTCCTTCCTCGTAGCTCACACCATCCACAACAGGAACCGTGTAGCTCTTACCCGAGCTGGAGAAGGTCGGCGGTTCGGGTCGTGCCTGCTTGACTACCGGAGCCGGGGCGGGAGTAACGGGTGCAGGAGTAACGGGTGCAGGAGTAACAGGGGCCGGAGTGGGGGTCGCGGGGGACGGGATGGGGGTTACTCGGCCAGAGGCGTCTACCCAAACTACGGGTACCCCAAACATAGTAGTCGGGGGCGCAGTCTCGGAACGCACGAACCACAGCCCGAGGAGCTTTGCCAAGGACTCCTGGCTCACAACGCCGCCAGTGTTCCCGGTGCCGGTGTTGCCGCTACCACCGAAACGGGCGATCTCCTTCTTCACCACGCGGGCGATTACGTCCTCCGTAGTTTCCGCCACCGAAGAGTGCGACGGGACAGCTGAGCCCTCGATAGGCCAGCCAAGCTTCTTCGCGAAGTTTTCCATGAAAATCTCCTCATGTCGTATGCATACATAATGCCCCTAACGACAGGTAGTCGAGTAGGGGCATTATGTATATTCTACCGCACCGTGGGCGGGTGATGTTACGCCGCCGGTCGAGTATTCTTCACGAACTTATCGACCTGGACATAGACGTTATCACCTGCGGTCGTGCCGAGATGCACCGGGTGCGTTGCACCGGCTGGGGTCGGGATGTTCACCGTGGTGCAGTGCGAGATGTCCAGGTTGTTCACCCAGCCCTCGACGTAGAAACCCCAACGAGCGCCACCCTCCGAGGGGCGCGCCTTCGCCGCAGTACAGCTGTTGATGATAGTGTTCTTAGCGCCCTCATTGCACACGTAGAAGTCTGCGCTGGACTCCGCCCCGGCGCTACCGTGCTGGGTGCCCCGGTAACTGGAGGACTCGGAGCGGCACGCGGACAGGCAGTTATCGCCGTACCGGATGACGAAACCGTGACCGCCGTTTTCCTGTGCTTCGCACGCGGAGAAGGTGCATTTAGTGGCCGCGATGTACCAGCCCGCACCGTTCTTCTGCGCGTTACGGTTCACCGGCTCCTTGGGGGCATACGGCTTGTTGTCGTCCCCCTTCACTGCACCGGAAGGCAGACCATACAACCCATTGAAGGTTGCGCCCGAGTGGGTGTACCAACTCGTAGAGCCGATGAACTTAGTCTGCGATGTGTACACTTCGATACCCGCAAAGTCGCCGTTGGAGATGTTCGAGCCGCCAATGTCCGCCCCGAAGAACTTGTTATCCGCAGCACCACCGCCACCTTCGGGGTGACCTATAGGCTTACCGACAACCAAGCCAGCCTGCAACGACTGGCGCACCTTGAGGCCGTGGCACTTCATCGCCTGGTCATCCAAACCGAGAATCGCGATACCCGTCTCCATACCCCACACCTCAACGAAGTTCAGGGTCGCCACGCAGTCCGGGTCTGCCGGGCCTTCACCCAGGTACGTATTGAACAGCACGCCACACAGGTTGGGGATATGCTGCTGGTGGTGCTTGCCGCCCTTGCGACCTCGAATCCACAGGTTAGACACGCCGAAGCGCAGGCGGTTCGGGTCGGTAACTTTCTTGTTCCAGGTGCCGGTGTGGAATACGCCCGTCTTATCTGCGGACACATTAGTACTCGGCTGAGCGATAATCTGGGTCTGGTTCATACCCGCACCAACCACCTGAACAAAGCCCTTGAGTTCAATATACGGGTCGGTGACCTTATACTCGCCTGCGGGGATGAACACAGTGCCGCCACCTGCCGCGGATACCGCGTCGATAGCATCCTGAATCGGCTTACGTGCATCCGCTACGCCAGTGGGGTCTGCGTTGTAGGGCGGCATGGTGACATCCACGTGGTGCGGGTTACGGTTACCCGCCGGGGCAACCTCGGTGGGTTCCACCTGTGCCGCTACCGCTGCTCGTACCAACTCCATAACTTCCCCCTTCGAGGCCACGGCAGTGTTCATCTGCTCCCGGAACACACGCCGAGCAATAGCGGCAACAGCCTTATCTACCTCGCCTACAATCGGGTCGTTCTCACTGGGGTTCTGATTAAAGTCGCTCATTATACCTTCTCGTGGTCCATTTATACACGCAATAAGCCCCGCCCCGTAATCTAGGAGGCCGGGGCGGGGCTTATTATTCAGTGTACCATCAAGCGGTTATGCCTGCGGCTTCGGCGGCTTGACCATCACACCGAGAGATGTCTCGCCAACACTCGGGGAGTGCGTCACCGAGTACACGATTCCGGTCAGAGTCCCATCGAACGTGCGGCCCATCTCAGAGCCGTAGGTGCCGTAAATGTTCACCGTGTCTCCGATGGACACCTCGGGGCGGTAGCGGATGACCAAGGACTTAATCTGGAGTCGGGGTCGGAGCACCCAGGGGCCGATAGCGTTGCCCGCATACCGCGCAAAGCTGGACCCCATCAACCAGTCCCAACTACCCACCTGCAACACACCAGCGTTATGAATAGGTCCCGTAACGGTGCCGGTCTTCTTCGCGCGCTTGATCTGCCCGCGGGCACGGATGATGGGTAGCCCGTGAATGGGCGCGTCGATCTGCGCCGGTGCTCCAGCGTCCAGTGCCCAACGTCGGTTTTCCCAGTTAGGTACAGCCTGTAGCGCTCCTTCATTCACCCTATTCCAGAACCGGCCACCGCCGGGGTTCGGCATCCATCCCTGGGCGGTGTATTTAGTGGTCATCCGAACACTCCAGGGAGTAATTTTATCGAGCGTGAAGGTGGAATCCATCGCCGTAGAAGACTTCGGCCCGCTCTGCAATACCCCTTTCTGGTCATACCATTGCATCTGGTGCTCGGTGCCACCACCATAGAAGGAACCTACGCCGCTCTTGAGCCAGCGGTACCCCTGGGTAGACATTTCCTCTACCGTAAAGTCGGGCTCCAGCCAGTCGAGCTCCTCATCCGCAGTGAGCATGATTTCTATCGGCTTATTGCGGTCTGCGTAACCACCACCCTCGTAGATTACCCACCGGGCCTCCTCGAAGGAGCACATCGCCACAGCAGCGTACTCAACTTCAAGAGATGACTTTGCGTCCACAGCGGATTTAGAGATGCTGATGTCCTTCACATCCGACGACACGTTGATCGCATAGGTGGAGCCGTAGCTGGAGCGCTCTAGATCCTCCAAGGGCACAACAACCGCTACCCCATCGGGTCGAATCCACCAAGTAAGACCGGCGGAGCTACAGATGTCGTCCAATACCTCGCCTGCAGGCTTCGCCCGGACTGAGGGGAGCACTCCCTGGGTGTAGAGGATGGGGTTAGAGAAGATACGAGCCGTCGGAGTGAAGCGGTGGTAGTCCTTCGCCACCTCCATAAACCGACTCTTGTACGGTTCTTCCGTTGGAATACCCGCAACCTGCACGCCCGTAACACCCATTGCGGCAGACTTCGTGGGATTGTGAATCCACACCTCAACCCAGGTAGGAGTAGCGCCGTAGCGCCCCGAAACCGAGGGGGTGTTGAACTGCACCTCGTGAAGGGTGCCGATGCGGATAGTCACCTGGTCAGCAATCTGTTCGATAACCACTGGAATCTCGCGTCGCCCGTGCCAGCCGTCAATATCAAACTCCTTGACGACCGACTCGGACGAGGGGGAGAATCCCACCCACTCTTGGGGGTACGAGGAGCTGTACACCCAGAAATGCCCGGCTTGGTTCCATCGCAGAGCCAGGCCGCGCCGTGCGCTCGTACAAAACTTCACCTGGTACAGGTTATCGGGATTCTCCACCTTATCCGACCCGCGGACAATCATAAAGGAGGTGAATGTGTTCCCGCGGCTGTAGCGCTGTCCCCAAATAGACTGATGCACCTTGGCCTGGGTTACCTGGACAATGCCTTCGGTCATAAACCACACACCGTTGAGCGTCGCGCCGGACGGGGGCTCAGTTCCATCCTTATTAGAACGTGACCTCGCCAGCTCGCCTGCAAACCCGATACCATTCACTCCCTCGGGTTCCTTGCTGGCAGCGCCTGCCGCGCCGGGATTCTGGAAGAAGTCAATCGCCTTAGCGTCAGACAAGATCGCAGCGTCACGGTCCGCATTTTGTGAATAATACGGATTGTCCCAGGTGTTCGTGGTGTACGCTCCCTGCAGAGGCAGGTCGAGCTCGATCGTCGGAAGCGGAGGGGGTGTCACTGAGTACCCGCCCGCACGGAGCGCCCAGTAGAGGGGCCACCGAAGGGACGGGAGTACACTTCGGGTTTCCCCCTCGTCTCCGACCTGTTCCTTGACGTCCTTATCATTGCGGGTCGCCCAGTACCGAGTGTGGTGTGGCGGGCACGGAGAGATGGAGACGGTAGTAGAGAAGGCATCGACGCGCTGAATGAGGCGCAGCGACAGGTTGTCCCCATCGTATTCAATCTCGTCTACTACCATCCTGAGCGGGTGCGTGCGAGTGCTACCTTCATCTCCATACCGCTTGAACAGGGTCAAGGTCACCTCGTCGCCCTGGTCCGGCACTCCCCCCTCGAAAGGCGTTTGCATGACGTAGGTGGGCGACGCCCGCTTACGAGCCGTACACGTTACCGTGAGTGGAGTGCGCTTGCCGGGGGATACGTCCTTGGGCAGCGGCGAGAACTCGTGCGTCACCACAACATCCGCGACAGGAAGGATAATGCCCTTCCACTCAAGTGTCTCAGACGTGATCGTATGCGAGATAGGGCTCACGGAGCCACCTCCTTCAAAGTGAACGAAACATCATAGAGCTTCGCCTTGGTGCTGGGTGCTTCGGTGAAGCTGAGGTCTGCGATCTGGAACGTGCCACCCATTCGAGGCGCGGGCGGCGGCTCGTGCTCCCCAATCCACAACTGAATAGGGGAGAAGGAGCTAATACCGGCGTCATAATAGTCGCGGACTGTAGCCACCTCCTCCGGGATGATAAAGCGACCGGACGTCTTCACTTCCCAGTTCTGGGTTGCCCAGATAGCAGGCGACTCCCACACCTTATTGCCGTTCTTGTCGAAACCAACAAGACCAACAGAAGCGGTGGCTCCGCCGCTCGCCTGCAAGCCCGCACGGAAGCAGTAGACAACCCCCGTCGGGAGTGACGCCTCTCGACCGTAGATGTTCGCGTTCCTGGTGTTGATAACTTCCATCACGTAGGGGCCATAGGAAGCCATTTCGGTACGCGCGATGTCGCTCAGGGTTCGCGCCGTCTTGTCCAGCTTAGCCTCCGGCCAGTTATTACCATGCCGCGCCCGCCCCGTCCGAACGTCGCTCCAGTCCAACCAGGGCGGCAGAACGTTCAGACGGCGCGACAAGGAGGTGATAACATACAGCGGCTTGCGCTGCATACGTTCCAAGTTGGTAACGGTGGCAACGTACTTCCACGGCACCTTGGTAACTGCCACGCTGAGCGAGCGCGGAGCGTCACCCCGGTACGAAATGCTCTGCACACCTCGCGCCGAGGTGAATGTGTTGAACCTCGCACCGTCGTAGGAGTGGGTAATTGTCTCGCCAAAGGCGATAGGGATGACCTTACCCTCAAGCGACACCACCGTGGCATCGTACTTTAGTCCGTCCAACCCATCGAACTGGGGGATCACGGTGTCCATCTGGAAGGCCACCCCTATCTCCTTTCATCATTACCAGCTAGAGCGGCTGGCTCGCATCGCGCTCTCCCCGTAGCTGAGGATAGCGCGGCCCGTATCCTTTGACATCCTCAATTCTACACCGCTGGACAGTGCGCTCATCAGAGCCGTCTCCAGGCTGCCGGTCAAGCTACCCGAGAGGCGCACGTCGCCTCGGGCATCGAAGCCCAGGTCCATGTTCTGCGTGCTAATCGCGGGAGCAATATCAAAGTCGATGTCGCTCTTGATGTCCTCCATCATGGTACTGATGCTGTCTGACAGGAAGCCCTGCTGAGCTACGATACCCTTACCCCAGTCACGCATCATCTTTCCACCCGAGGTGTCGAGATAACCGCCCGGAGCGCTTCGCGAGAACGGGCCTCGCTTCGCCGGTGAGAACGGGAACAGGCTTCGCAACCAGCCGAGCATGTCTAGCGTCCATTCCTTGACCTTGTTAAAGGCCTTGACGATACCCTGTCCGAAACCGATGATGAGGTTATGTCCAGAGTTGAACAGGTTCAGGCGCTTGAAGATGTTGAAGATCATCTCGGGTACCTTGGCCAACACGCCGGGGATACCCTTGATGAAGTCCCACACCATGCCGGGTAGCTTCCCGGCGAAGCCCGCGATACGACCTATCCCTGTACTGATCCACAGCAGAATACCACGGATGACTGCACCGACCAGGTTGAAGATCGCGTCGAACACGTTCTTGAAGGCGTTCTTCAAATGCTCCAGCGCGCCGGAGAAGTCCCCTCGCAACAGAGCTGCGATGGTCTTGAAGATCTCACCGATAGCACCGAAGACACTGCCGACAACCTGGAAGATGTGCTCGAAGAGGCGCGCGGCGTTGTCGATGATAGCCTTGAGGATGGGTCCGAAGATCTCCGTAAACAGCCACACCACCGGCTGCAAGGCGGGGGCAAGCGCATCAGCCAGATCCGCTACGCCTTCCATGAAGGTCTGGATACCGTCGCCCACCTTCTTGAAGGCGTTCTGAATGTGACCCCATGCATCCTCAAGAGCCGGTCGCAGTTCGTCGTTGAAGAACTTCACGAGCGGCTGAGCGGCTTCTTCGATGTGCTTGCCGATAGACTCGATACGCTTACGGAACTCCTCGGAGTGGTCCCAGGTGTACTTGAACGCAAACGCCAAAGCCAACACAGCAGCGACGGCGATAGCGATAGGAGCCGCCGCCGAAGCTACAGCCGCGCCGACTGCCTCTAGCGCGCCACCCGCCGAGAACGCACCGACCACCGCACCAACACCACCGAAGATGGAGGTGACAGTACCGATAAAACCAGCCAGAGCACCCAGAGCCGGTCCGACAACAGCCATAATTCCACCAATAGCAACCGCTACGATGCCCAGCGTCGCCGCCAGCTCAGGGTTCTTCTCTACCCAATCAGCGAACTTGTCGATGATGGGTCCGATAACGTCTCCGATGCCCTTGATCGCATCCTTCAACCAGGTACCCAGCACGGGGATGACTGCCTCAGCCGCTCGTGCGAGGTCCTGGAAGATGGGTGCCAGCTCTCCAAGAACTGCACCGAAGATGGGGAAGAAGACCTTTGCCATAGTGCCGACCACCGACGAGATGGAACCGAGGACGGCTCCCAAATCGTACCCGTGCGGAGCCAGTTGTTCCATGCCGGTCTTCACGTCCTGAATCGCCTGAACAAACTCATCCGTGAAGCGGGTGTCAGAGAAGGCACGAGTCATCATATCCACGAAGGCATTGACGATGCCGGAGATGCCGACCATCACCTGAGCGACCTTATCTGCGGTGCGGCTGAGAGCATCCCAGATAACCTCGAAGCTCTTGCCGAGCTCGAACATCGCGTCATTAGCGCCCTTGAACAAGGTGGTCAGAATCCACTGGGACTGCACAGTTTCCAGGCGCTCGTGGAGACGACCCAGCGCATCCGCGAAGTCGCCAAGCGTAGCGCCGCCAGCTGCCGTCGCTGCCTTGGAAATAGCATCTAGGATATTCCACGTCTCGACGGCGACACGCCACAAGTCCTTCATCGCCTGGACACCCTTATCAATTGCGGAGGTGATGTCCGCAGTCTTGGTCCAGTCATTGAACTTGTTCGCCATGTCGGTGAACCAGTCACCGAAGCGCGGGAAGTAGGATACGCCAATCTCCACGAAGCGCAGAAGACCCTCGGTCAAAGGTGCCATAGCGCGAGACATCGACTCCACGCCCTTAGTCATGGAGTCGAAGATGCGGTTCATGCCGCCCTGCGAGGCGTAGCGCTCCGCACCCTCAATCGCCTTGACGAAGAAGTTGCCCATCGCTTCGGACATGTTGAGGAAGCCACGCTCCCATGCGGGGAACAGGTTGTTGATGAGGCGACGCATCGGGGCCTCGAACGCATCCCAGAACTTGTTTGCCGCGCGGCTGTTCAAGTCCTTGAAGCGGTCATTGACGTCCTTCATCTTCTCGTCCCACTTCTTGAGCGCGTTCACCGTAGCCCAAGTAGCCACTCCGAACGATGCCACCAGACCGGGGATAGCGTAGAGCGCAGGAATCATGGTGACGAGGGAGCGACCCAGAGCGAAGACG